TGTTTCTTCCATCGTGTACGGGTATCAACAATTTCACAAGGGCACAAGCCGCGGGGAACGTTACATCACTTGTTGCTGTGCTGTTACCCGATTCTTGTCCCTTTCGGGCCCTTCTGGCCCCTTCTTGGGGCCCTGCCGGCCTCGGAACGTTGCATCAACTACTGATGTAGCAACAATAATGTTCCGTGCCTCACACTGCTGTCCCGATCTGCCTCAGAGGACACCTACATTTATATTGAGGGGGGTTTTATACCCCCCTCTCAGAGACCTCTAGACACAACGAAGCCCCGGCCAACTAGAGCCGGGGCCTCCTGGGTACAGCAACTGTCTAGCGGGGGTTCGCTCGGTTCCCCTTCATCCTGCGCCTGGTCCAGGACATCCCCCAGGTCGTTCCGGCACGCTGGAGTTTGGCCTCAATAAGGGGGTCCCAGTAGCCTTGAGGCTTTCCCAGGATTTCGGCCAATTCATCCAAGCGGCCTTCGTCAATATGCGTCTTACATCGTGCACAGGCATACCACTGCTGTGCATGATTCCCGATGGTGAGTTCTTCCCCATCTGCGGGATTTACGCGGGGGAAATTGACATGGCCGACGGGATAGGCCCAGATCATTTCTTCGTCGCCACACCAGTTACACCCTCGCGGAGGCCAACTCATCGGGTATTTGGCAACCAAGGGGTTGTAGGCGGTGTGGCTTCCCGGAGCGCTCATGACTCGACGGTACCGCGTCCCGGCCTCGGTACTCCAGGGCATGTCAACCACTCTGCGACGGTGCGGGAGATTGGGGCACCTGTGGCGATCTCCACGAAGCCGAATTGCCCACCAGCGTTGGCCTCCAGGAACCACCAGGAGCCGTCTGCGTCCACCGCAAAGTCAAAGGCGGCGTACACCAGCCCTGCGGCCTCCATGTACCGAAGCACTGCCGGCCGAACGTCCTTGGGGACGTCTCCAAGCTCCCACGTGCACTCCTCGACCGGAAGGAACCTCCAGTCCAGTGCGCCAGGGCTCGTGATGACACAGGGGATCATGTGGCCACCTACGACGGTGAGCCGGACGTCACTGCGCTTGTCGATCTCCTCTTGAAGGCACGTAGCGGCCTCTGCCACCCGGGAGAAGTCGGCATCGGAGGGCACTCGACACGTAGAGAGGGTGAGGGGAGGCTCTTCCGGGTGTCGGCCGGACACTGACTTGACGATCAGGGGGCCCACACCAGCGGAGAACTGCTCAGCAGCCCCGGGAACCGTGGTCATCAGGGTCTGTGGCACCTTCAGACCGGTCCTTGAGGCCGTCCGGAGCTGCCAGAGCTTGTAATGGGACTGGTTCCGGGCGTCGGGGTGGTTCATCCAAGGGACGTCGAGCGCTCGAAGCGCTCCATAGAACGCCCGCTCAGACTCCAGGGATACCCATTCCTTCTGTTCGTTCGCCAGATGCCCCGGAGGGCCAGGGCGACGCCACCAGATGGACCGTATGTCGGCCAGTTCGACCCTGCGGCGGTCGTCGGCTATGTGACCAACCACCCCACCGCCCGCAGTGACGCGGGCGGTGAGATCCACACGGCCGGGGAAGTGCTCAGGATCAGTGCGCATCACCGGAGTTCCCAGCGAAACGAGCTGGTTGATTACCAGATCCGCGGTGACGTCTTCCTCAGACGTGAGGATGAGAACGGTCATGGTGTCAGTCGTCGTCGTTGTGGGTCTTGCTGCCGGCCGTGCTCGACGTCGCCCCCGTACTCATGAGGATGACGAGATCCTCGGAGGCCTTCTCGCCGCCCGGAAGTACGTTCACCTGCTGCTCGGGGTCGAACGCATACGGCGGAGGGACCTCCGCCTGTCGGGGCTCGGCGTAGGCCAGGGCAAACGCTGCCATGCTGTCTCCTCTGTCGTGCACTGCGGAGATTCGTTCTCCGCGCCGCCTTGCCGTCCCTCCCAGCCGCCTACCTGTGTCTTCACGGGGGTGGCATGACGACTGGGAGGGGTCTAACCCGTCCCCACCGGGATTTCCGGTCTTGGTTTGGGAGAGCCATCGATCGAATACGTCCGATGGGGACGGAACTTATGGGGTTGTGATGCCCAAGACCCACTCTTCGGGGAAGGGGGCACCCTGGATCAGGAGCAAATCGAGCCCTCGGAATGCTTGACCAAGGCCGATGGCGTACTCCTGCCAGTCGGCGGCCGAGGTGTCGCTTACGTATTCAGGGTCATTCAGCTCGTTCGCCATGACTCGGGCTTGGAGATATAGCTTCTGAACCAGCCGGAGCGCGTCAGGGTCGTCCAGGGGGTTGCTCCCCTGCTCCGGTTCTTGCGTCATGGTCCCTGTCGCAACTCAAGGAGCAGTGCGAGTACGTAGCAGATGATTGACCCGGCGATCAGTACAAGCAGGATGCCTCCCCAGAAGGAGCCATCCCGCGAGATCTTCCAACCTCGCCGTAATCGGGGGGTGTTCTCTCGCTGCCGGATCTCCGGAGGCCACTGGCCTACTTTCGTCCCCACTGGTGTTCGCTCTCCTCGTTCTTCTTTTTGGTCTTCTCTGAGACGTCCTTCGGGTCACCTGGCATTGATTGACTCCTCAGGGTGCTTCTGCCGAAGGGTCACACCGTCCCGGCAGAGGTTGACGAGGGCCTGACCAACATGGACGTTGCAGTCCCCGAGTCGGACAACCCACTCACGGCTTTCGGTCGGTGCGAACCGAGCATGGAACTGAGGGAGCTTGATCCCAGCCTCTTCCAGCACCCCCGCAAGGGCGTTGGTGATCTCCATGACCTCAACAACCAAGGTGGCCGGGAGTTCGTTGTCTCTGCTCTGGGAGGCCATCGCCGGCACACCTTCCGTGGGGGACGTGCTCACTCTGTGTACCCCAAGCGTTGCTCTCGCGCCGTAGCATGTGAAGGACCCTCAGCTCTCCAATGCAACTGTCAAGAGGAGCCGTTCTGTGGCGAGTTCTGCGAACGAGGAGCGTCAGGCAACGAACCGGGAGCGCTACGGGCAGCACCTGAAGCGGTTACGCGAGGCGAAGGGCCTGACTCAAGCAGAGTTGGGCGCGCTCCTGGCCATGTCCGCTTCGATGATTGCCCACATGGAGGCTGGGAGGCGGCTTCCGCAGGTCAAGGACGCTGAGCGTCTTGACGAGGTGCTCGACGCAGACGGGTTCTTCGTGGGGTTCCTGGGGACGCTGAGCATCGTCCCGGTGGCGGACCACTTCGCCGAGGCACTCGAATGGGAGCAACAGGCGCTCTCCATCAGTGAGTACGCCGTCTCACTGGTTCCGGGCCTGCTTCAGACCAGGGACTACGCCTTCGCGGTCTACCGCGCTCAACGCCCGAACTTCGTGGTCTCCGATGTTGACAGGCAGGTTGTCAACAGGCTCAAGCGGGCTGAGATCCTCAACGACCCGGCTTCTCCCACCCTGTGGTTCATCCTGAACGAGAACGTCATAAGGGCGCAGGTTGGAGGGGCAAAGGTCATGGCGGAACAGCTCCGCCACATCGTCACTTTGGGCCGGTCTGGACGTACCCGTATTCAGGTGGTTCCGCACTCGTCAGGGGCACATGCCACCATGGGTTCAATGCTCAGTCTGATGCGGTTCGCAGACGCTCCAGAGCTGGCGTACGTCGAAGCCCTCCACACGGGCAACCTCATTGACGATCCGGCGATGGTCCAGAAGTGCCGTGACGCATACGATCTGGCTCGGGCTGCTGCGATGTCGCCGGATGCATCCCTAGACCTGCTCGAATCGGTGGCGGAGGACTACGAAACATGACTCCTGACAAGATCCAAGACACAGCGGCCTTCACGGGATGGCGTAAGAGCAGCTATAGCGGGGGCGACAACGGGAGTTGCCTTGAGGTCGTTGACGGCCTCTCCCTCGTTCCGGTCCGGGACAGCAAGGACCCTGCGGCGGGGACTCTCACCTTCGGCCCCGGCGCCTGGTCCTCGTTCATCTCGTTCGCCCAGTCTCAGGGCCTCTGACATACTGAGAACCGCGAAGGCCCCCGTCCCTACTCATGACGGGGGCCTTCGTCTTGTCTCAGCGGCTACGCGCTAGACCGCCATGTGTCGGTGATAGGTAGCCGATGAGATCCCAAGCGTCTTACAGATCTTGGCGACGGTGACTCTCTCAGTGCCTGCCCTCTCAAGCTGCTTGCGAGTCCTCTCGATGGCCTCGCGGCTGGCAACGAGAGCCTTCCGCTTCTCCTCCGAGGCCTTCTCAGCCTCGGTGAGGGCCTCTTCCAGCTCAACCGTGAGACGTCCGGTGTCCTCCGAGAGGTCTGCCACTTCCCCTGTGACCCTCTCGACCTTCACCCGGACCTGAGAGGCGTACGTCAGGACGCTGCCCGCCTCAGAGGCAACGAGGGCAGTCGTGAGGTACTCGACCAATCCGCGGTGCTCCTCCAGCTCCTCCGTGGCGCTCTTGGCCTGAGAGGGAGTCTCAGCCATGTGGATCAGGTGGGCGATCACGAGAGGCGGGATGCATGAGACAGCTACCACCAGCTTGGCGGAGGTCTCCATGTACCCCTGTTCGATCAGGTGAGAGATCGACTGAGCGGACATCGCCAGAGCGAGAGCCATCACGCCACCGATGAGAGCCGTCTTCTGGCCAGGGAGCTTGAGAGCCTTCCTGTATCCCGAGATGGCACCAGCCGCAGCGGCGTAGACCGAGAGACACACCGGCATGGCAGGGGCGTACCTGTGAGACCAACCAGCCGTCTTGGCTAGGGCGATCTCTCCCGGGATCGAGAGGTACAGCGCTGCGGCACAGGCCGCAGGGATAGCGACGTACAGCACGGCCTTGATGTACCAGGGCACAGCTCTAGACATGAGAGTCCTATCTCAGTGGGTTGGGGAGTGGTGCCGGCTGAAGGGTCAGCGGCAAGAGCGGCAGATGCCGCCGGGGTGGCCGAGAGGGAAGATCACTTCACACTCAGGGCACTTCTGCCTCAGAACAGCCCGGGAAGGGGCCTGAGAGGTCTCCGGAGCGTGTACCGGCTCCGGTCGGTGGTTGCGGAGGCGATAGGTCACCAGAGCCGCAGCAGAGGCCACACCAGCGCTCGGGAGAGCAGCAGTCAGCACCTGAGTGAGCTGCTTCTCTTGGATGCCCTCTGCGAGCCACTCAGCGGCCAGCGGGGCAAGCCGTCGAGCTTCTCGGCTCGACAGCATGACTCGGTGGTTGTGAATGGCGAGCCTCTCCAGGAGCGTCACCGCTCGCTCTGTGAGCGGGTTCGTCTCCTGGGAAGAGGACTTCTCCCCCTCCCCCGATCCGGCGCGGCCTTCCGGCCGCTGCTCGGTCTCCTCGGGCTCCGGGGTAGGGAGGTCATTGCACCCAAGGTCTTTTTCCTTGGGATGAGAGCCGACAACCTGACCAGTCGGAACACCGACCGTCGGCATGTGGTCGGTCGGGGAGTCAGAGACAGACGTAAGGGTGACCCAACGGCCCGTCTCAGGGTCCTGGACGCGGGCACGCTTGAGGTGACCCGCCGCCTCAAGCTCGCTCATGGCGTTGGAGACGGACCGACGTCCGTTGGGGACCAAGGCAGTGATGCGCTCGACCGTGGCGCGGTTCGCGTCCGGGAGCGACAGGAGATAGGTCAGCAGGCCTCGGGCCTCAAGGCTCAGGCTGTGGTTCTGTGCGATCCCGTTAGGGACCTGGACGTACTTACCCGTGTGACGGGTACGCTGGACGCGCATCTAGGGCTCTACTCCCTGGGTGTACCTGCCGCCCGGCTGCTACCGGTCGGCTCACGACCCTCGGAGGCTGCTACCTCTGGGGGTCGTTCTGTTGCTGCCGCAGTCGTTGAAACTGCGGTGATCAGGGAAGGTAGCACAAGCACTCTGGGACAGACCAGGATCAGGGGCCCTCAGAGGGGGTCATGACTGCCAGCACAAGGCCAGCACGAAGCCCAGCAAAGTCCAGTTTGAACCGGTATTAACGCGTGGTTGTGCTGAGAGTCAGCAACAGAGCCCGTAAGCCTCTGACCTGCACAAACACCGAAGGGGACCCCCATAGGAGCCCCCTTCGATGTTCTCGTGGTTGTAAACGAACCTAGATGCCCTGACCTGCGGAAACGTCACGCAGAGGTCTGACACCCATCACGGAGCCAGTACGGCTCCCGACTGCCATCACGCAGCACGCGAGGACAGCATGAGTCGAGCATGCTCCAAGATTGCTACCTCAACCGCGTCCATCGTCCTCGTGTGAGCGTCCTGGAGGAGGTGGGCGTACGTCGTCTCAGTGACCCGAGTCGACTTGTGCCCCATCCACTGAGCCACCTCGAACAGAGGCACAGACCCCGCGATGCACACAGAGGCGAAGTAGTGCCGAAGGCTCTTGGGGGTGTACCCACTGCCTTCCAGCCCGGCCTTCTTGAGAGCCTTGTTCCAGTGGTCCGAGTACGACTTGAACGAGATGGGACTACCCGCGTACTTGGGACTCTGGAAGAGCCAGCCATGGTCTCCCCACTCCCCGTACTCCTCTCTGTGCCTGTCGATGGCCTGTTGAACGGTGTAGCTCAGCGGAGTCATGCGAGCCTCTCGCGACCACTTCAGCTCGTCCTTGAAGGCCACCCCCCGGCTCTTGCCGTCGTTCTGTCCGTGAGTCGTGAGCTGCTGCCAGAGCTTCAAGAGGCCCGGCTGTGCCTCAATGGATGTGCGGCTGACTGCGAGGCTCTCCCCGACTCGGGCACCCGATCCCGCCTGAATCCAGATGGAGGCCCGGAGAGGGCCCCACATGGCCTCGAATAGCTCGGTCACCTCTCCCGTTGTAGGGATCTCGGTCGGCTTGACCTGCCGAGCGATAGGAGTAGTACGCCCACGCTGCCTCTGACTGAGGGCAGGGTTACGCGCGATTATCTCCATTTCGTGTGCATAGCGAAAAACAGTCTTCAGGACCACCATGCGGTGATGCGCCGTAGAGGCTGCATACCGCTCGTCCTGCTCCCGCTTCCACGCCGCAATCTCGGACGCTGTGATGGCGCCCATGGGCTTGGGCCCAAAGCGCTTCTCAAGGTGATTCCGGTACGTGGACCTGTAGGAGGCGAAGGTGGACGCCTCCCGAGTGCCGGCCGCGAGCCACTCATCCCAGACATCGGAGAACAGACGACCACTTGTCTTGGGATCGATATACGTCCCAACGGACTTGTCCCGCTCCACCTTCGTAGCGAACTCGTCGGCGTCACCTTTCAGCTTGAAGGACGCCTCAAGCTGCTTTCCGACACGGCCACCCGGAGCCCGGTAACGGACCTTCCACGGCTTGTGGCGGCACGTCGCCTTCTTGGCCTTGGGGCAGGCGCAGTCTTCTTTGCGGACTGTTGCCACTCAGAACCTCCTACAGGTTCAAGTACCTTGGTGCTGACAGTCGTTGACTATTCCATGGCCTTCAACTGAGCGTCAACCCACTTGGAAACACCCTCAGTTGGGAATCTGATGTGCTTCCCCACCTTCACGTAAGGCAGTCCCCACCGCTTGTAGGAGTCCATCAGAGAGCGCTTGGGAACGCTCAGGAACTCGGCGGCCTGATCCGGACTCATCAACAAGGTTTTCTCCCCCAGTCCAACACCTTGGCGTCCCAGTCGGTCTCTGTGCGCCACACAACCCGGAAGACCCCAGCGGCCTTCAAACGGGGCAAGCACCTGTAGCAAGGGGCTCGGGTCACATAGACCGTGCCGCCCACGAGGTCTTCCCGCCGGGCATGGATCAGCAAGTTCTCTTCAGCATGAATGGAGATGCAGTTCCCATAGTCGGAGCCCGCCGGCACCTGGTCATAGGTCAGGCGTCCTCGGGGACAGGCCCCGGCTAGACAGCCCTTCTCGCCCGAAACGGTGCCGTTGTACCCCGAAGCACAAACGCGCTTCTCGCGGTCCAAGAGGACCGCACCAACCTTGCTCCTGGTGCAGTCCCCTCGTTCCGCTACGGCGTCAGCTATCCCTAGGGCCCACTGATCCCACGAAGGCCTCTCAGACAGCTTCGTACACCCTTCGGTTCTCGTCGTAGAGCAGATCCAGGGAGACACCGTTCCCCCGGATTTCCGGGAGTTCCCTGTAGCCCTCGTAATCGGCTCGACCTGTGATCGTGAAGCCGTATCGGTCGCTGATCTCGCTCAGCTCGCGAAGAAAGGTCTTCAGAGCAAGGCTGTGAGGATTAGAAAGGCGCGACATCCTTGGACTCTCCAATCAGGAACCGATGGGTCTCGTTGTCCAGACGGCTCAGGGACCAGACAGTGACTTCCGCATCCGGGTAATGGACCAGCAGGCCCCGGATACTGTTCCGAACGTTGTCGTCTCCGAAGGCCAGTCGGAACCGGCCGCCGTTCCAGCCGTATTTGTCAGACTCGATGATGTGAGTTGGATGGTTAACCATAGAGTCCCCCCAGGTTGTCAGGAATGGCGCCGTCAGCCCGCTCCAGGACGATCACGTTGACACCGAAGGCCTGGCGCTTTGGGTGGCGTCGGAGGTCTTCAAAACTCTCCCGCTTGCCCCAGCAGAAAGACGCTGTGATCAGCATTCGGAGGCCGTTGGGCCCCTGCTCTACTCGGCCGAACTTGGTTCGTCCGTTGGCGGAAGAGGTCGAGACAACGAGATCCCCGATCTCAAGGGGAGTTCCAAGGGAGTCATTCACAGTCCATCTCCATATCCTCAACCACGCTTGCCAGCCTTTCCGCTCTTCTGCGCCAGGTATCCCAGGACGATGAACGGGGATATGACCAGGAGAATCGGGGGACCGAAAACCACTGTCGTACCCCGCTCAAAGACGTCATCTCGACCGTCATTGGTGACCCGGTCGATAAGCAGGCCCCAAACGATCCACACGACCACGACCAGGGCGGTAACAAGAAGCCCCATCAGAAACCCGCCTTCCGGAGGATCTCCTCAAGAACGCTGATCTTCACGGACACCCGATACACCACAGCCCACTGTTCGGCGTCGACTGCCTGAGTCTTGGAATCCCTGAGCTGCTTGAGCTTCGCCTCAAGTGCCTCGGTGATCCGCTCATCCTTCACGCTCACAGTGACCGTGACCTGTTCGCGAGGGATATTCCGGAGGTCGATGTAGCGGTTTTCGTACATGCCATCCTGGCCGTATCGCGGAATGAAGCTCGGCATTACGTCTCCTTGTAAGTGATAGTGGGGATACCGGCGTTTGATGCCAGATCCGCAGTCATGGAAGCTCCACGGCTTCCGGCCTTGATAAAGGCCAAGCACAGGTCAGCACCAAGGCTGACCATTTCGGCATTGCGCCGGAACCCTGCCGCCTTCTTCCAGCGCTTCCAGTCGGCAGGGTGACGCTCTATTTCCAGTCCGACAGCAAGGCCGAACCGATCTGCGATTGCGTCCGCCCCTTGGGGGCAGGCCCCATGAACGAGGACGACGTCACGGGGCCTGCCGGCCAGCCATACGAGGTGGGCTAGTTCGGCTTCGATCAGGTCTCTGTCAGCCCACAGACGAGACCCGGTCAAGAGAACCCGAATCACGGAGTTGGGGCAGGCCCGTACTCGTCGCAAACGTCGTAGGGCATCCACTGAATGGATGTCGTGCCGTTCGGGCCCGGCATTGATATGGGCATCAGCTCTGAGTGAGACCGGATACAAGGCCTGCCGTCATCCCCCTCACACCCGGAGAGGACCGCCACCAGGACCACGGCACCCAAAGCCATTGCAAGCCGCCTCAAGAGCGCTACTCCTCATCCTTCGCGGTGACGCTGATGATCTGAGGCATTTGGAAGCCCATGAGGCTCATCCATGTATCGGTTGCCATGTCCTGAGCAAGTTCAGCCGGCACCCCGGAGGCAACAGCCTCGGTGAACACCGTTCCGGTGACTCGGGCACAGGCAACGGCGAACGTCGACTTCTTCTCAAGGATCTTTTCGTTGAACTGGTCCTCAAGGCCCCCGATGAGATCCCCGAAAAGTTCGTCTGCGTTCTCGTGCTCGTTCTCGCTCAATGCTTGCTCTCTTCGAGTTCAAGGACGCTCCCCCAGGAACGTCCACCGATTTCCGCATCTGCTGGGATCAAAAGACCCTGTACGGGGAACTGCATGAGTCGCGCTGCTTCACGGGCCATCTCCGTTGCTTCCTTCTCGGGGAAGCTGAATACGATCTCGTCGTGAATGGGCAAGCGCATGTAAGGGGTGAAGCCTGCACGGTCGAGTTCCAAGAGGGCTCGGGCCGTTACATCGCGGCTGCCACCCTGAATGAAGTAGTTGAGGGCCCGGAACCACTTACCGGGGTCAACCGGAAGACGACGACCGGTAGCCGTGTAGACGTAACCCGTCTTCTTGGCTTCCTCGGCGAGCCGCTTACCGAATGCTCCAACACCCGGGTACGTCTCGGCGAAGGCCTTTAGAACAGCACGGGCCGTAGCTTCATCTACGTTGGCTTGGTCCATGAGTGCAGACCAGCCACCCCCATACACGGTTAGGAAGTTCGCCATCTTCCCGACCTTGCGGCCAACCCCAGCCGCATCCGCCGTGATCTGGTGCAGATCCTCATTGTTGACGAAGGCGCCAAGCATTCGGGGATCACGGGAGAATGCGGCCAGATAGCGCAACTCCATATTGCCGAAGTCGATAGAGCACGAGACGTGCCCCTCATCGGCAAGGAACATGTGCCGGACATAGCCGTCCCCCGAAGGGAACGTCTGTGCCGGGATGCTCCCGGATATGGACATCCTTGACGTTCTGGCCTGAAGACTATTCACGCTCGCATGCACCCGATTTTGGGAGTCACGACCGTTCAAAGCCCGCTCAAACCACGTCTTACGCCACTTGCCAGCCTTGCGCGACTTGATTACCGCATCGGCCATGGGGTGATGCAGTCCCGAGAGGACATCGTCATCCATGGCCAACTGACCTTTAGCCGTCTTCTTGGTCAGCTTGATACCGAGAGCCTGGAATGCCTCAACGAGCTGAGGACCAGAGTTCGGGTTCTCGACGCCAAAGGACTTGGCGACGGTAGACCACTTCTCTTGCTCCGCTGTCAGCTCGGCACAACGCTTTTCGGCGTACTCGACGTCCAGGAGATACCCGGTCCGCTCCATCTTCGCTGTCACATGGGAGAGGCGATGTTCCCACCCGATGAGACCGCGCTCTTTACTCCGGAACGGAACCAGTTTGTAGAGGATCTGGAAGAGCCGATAGGCCCAAGCCGGGTCCATACCTGCGTAGAGGAGATACTCCTCATCCGTGATCTCGACAAGACCCCAGATCTTCTCTTTGGTGGTCTTGTACCGCTTGGCAATAGCGGTCATCGAGCCCTTTACCTGCTGGGCTGACTCGGCGTCTATGTAGTACTTGACCAGCTCTTCGAGCTTGAGGCCGGGCCCCTTCTCCTTGACCGGTCTGCCGTCCACCAGGTGAGCCAGAAGGGCCGTGTCCCATGTCTTGGGAGCCAGCTCCTCCATGGGGATGCCTAGGCAGGCCTCCACGGCGTGAAGGTCAAAGGTGCCGTTGTGGGCTACGAGCCACTCAAGCCGGTGGAGGGCTTCCCTGGTGGCCTCTGCGAAGGCCTGACCCTTCTCGACGGGGAGAACCCACGTCTCAGAGCCGTTGCCGAACTGAGCGAGGCGGATACGGAAGCCTCGGTCAGCGTCCCACCAGTTAAGCCCGGTGGTCTCCGTGTCGAACCCGGCTATCCGGTGCCGGCGGAGCCAGTCATGGAACTGCGGGAGGTCTTCCTCAGTCTCGACTACCCGGATATGGACCGGGCTCCCCTTGATCCTGTAGTGAATGCTTCGCACAGTTCCACCGCTCTCTATTTGTGATTGACCACCTCAGCAATGCATCGGGCGGGCGTTTCTCCTGCCTTGGCGAACTTCCAGAGTCCGCAGGGGGCCTTAGTCCAGATCAGGCAGGACCCCACGATGAAGACGACCAGCGCTAGGGCTGCAAAAGCGGAGAGAACTCGATCCGCGGTGCCCCTTCTCAATGCCAGTCCCCGAGAAGCAGCTTCCCGACTGCCCAACCGATGAAGAACCAGAACAAGACCCACAGGACTTCGCTCATGACAGATCTCCAAGTTGCTGAAGGAATGCCGTACCGATGAACTCGGTATAGGCAGGTGGGATGCATTCGCGGATTCCCTCACGGGACATCCACTTGACGTTCATGTCTTCCTTGGCGTCGTCCACTCCAATGAAGTTGCCTACGTAGATGCCCATTTCTCCAGGCTCTCTACGGCGACCCATCTTGGTCTGACGCCTTTCATGTACCGGGTGATCTGGTTCAGGCAGATCCCAGCCCCCAGCCTCAAAAAGGCGATGCCGGTAGGTGTTGAGGCCGAAATGAGCACCACAGAAGAGCTTGGGGTCCTTCATCTGGTCTGAGGCACCCATGACGTTCTCGATCACCCAAGGGACCCCCACGGCGTTCAGTGCGTCCCGTGTCGGCCCCAGCAAATCGGGGTGCTCGTTCTGCCTGATCCGCTGTGTCTTGCTGTAGAGCTGACATGGCGGAGAGGCATGGATGAAGTCGAATCGGTGTCCGTACGTGAGTAGGAACTGAATAGCTTCCGCTCGTACGAACTCGTACGGGTATCTCGGCTGTGGGGAGATGTCGACCCCCACCACTTCAAAGCCCGCATCTCGGTAACCCTTACTTGCGCCCCCCTGGCAGCAATAAAGGTCGAGTAGCTTACGAATCCCCCGACCCCCTTACGGCGCTACGCGGCCGTTCTTGACGTAGGCGGCATAGGTCTGAGGCATGGAGAGGGAAAGCTCCTTCTCCATCTGCTCGGCAACCATCTCGATCTCACGCTGAGGGAAGCTCGGGAACTTGGAGTCCTCGTTGATCGTGCGGAGGCTCAGGAAGTGCATGAGGGACCGCGCGTTACACGTCGCGTAGTAGGACGTGAAGAGCCCTACAGGAAGAACCATCCGGGCCACTTCTCGGGCAATGCCCCTGTTGAGCATTCCTGTGTAGTGCTGGAAGCTCCAGGAGTAGGCCGAATAGAAGTCCCGCTCAACAACGTGCTTTTGAGCATCGTTCCCCGGCTCGAACCGGTAAGCCCCGGCCTTACCGACCTGAACAAGGTTCCGGTCATAACCCGGCTGATAGAAGGTGCCCTCAAGCTCCTTATATCTTCCTGACTCCTCGTTATAAGACCAGCCGGCACGGTGCCTCATGTGTTCTCGGGCAACGAAGATCGGGGCCTCAACGAGGAAAGTGAACGTGGTGTGTTCGAAAGGGCTGCCGTGCCTGTCCCGCATCAGGTAGTTGATAAGCCCCTCGGATGGAAGGCTGTCCGCAGCCGATTCCTTGCCGATGGTCGAGACTCTGGCAGCCTTGGCAACCATTGCATCGTTGGCCGAGACGTTGACGAGCTTTGCTGTCACATCGGACCGGAGTTTGATATCTGACAAGATTTCTCCATGAAAAAGGGGGCCGAGGAATACCCCGGCCCCCTGAGGTGCCTAGTTCAAGCGGTCAGCTCTTACGAGAAAGAGCCGTCCTTCTGCCGCCACAGCGGGTCACACTGCTCGGACTTCTCACGAGCCCCGCAGAAGAGGGCCGCCCACGGGCCCTTCGAGCCCTGGCCCTCTCGGAGCGTCCGGCCGTGCTGGCAGGTGTCGCCGTCGGCCGAGGGCTTCGCCTGGACCTTGCCGCCCTGGAAAGTCTTGGGGGCCGCAGCTCCGCCACGGGAAGCGTTGCCCCCACCCGAGCCCTTGTGGGCTCCTCGGACAGCCGCAGCCGCGTTGGAAGCCATCTCCACAACGCCCTTGTCCGCCAGGGCCTTGATGAGGTCAATGGTGTTCTGCGCTGCCTCGTCGGCAGTCGAGCCGTAGACCTTCGGGGTAACCCACTCGCACTCAAAGCCGGTGCCGGCCTTCAGGGTCAGGCCGATCACGAACTTGTTCAGAGCAGGGGTAGCGGTCTCAGTCATAGGCTTTGCCTCCGGCTTTTCCTCGCCCCAAGGATTGGGGCCGTCAAATGGGTTGGGAAAACTCAAGCGGTCCTCCATTAGATGGGGCAGGCCCCAGATGCACAGATCTCGTCGTAACTGGTGTCGGTGGTTTCCTCACCAATACCAGCGATGAGCTTTTCGTACGTGGCCTTGTCGATCCGCTCATAGGGCGGCTGCTCGAAGCTCATTTCCGGGAACACCGTGGTTCCCTTGAGCCGAGGCAGGTACGGCCTCAGGGCTTCTATCAGTTCATCAGCCGAGTACTTCTGAGGGTCAACGTTGATGGTGTAAGAGACTGCCTGATCCGCCCATACCTCTTGGTAGAGGGACTGGACGTTCAGCATGTCCTTGAGCGTCAGGTCCCCGGCATCCTGGAAGGTGCCGTTTCCGATCTCCACCAGAGGGTCTTTCGTAGGGATACTGACGATGCTTGTATTTGCCGCCATCTTGTCGGGCTCTACGTGATAGCCCTTTCGCCTGTACTCGGCAACCTGGGCAACCTCGGTGGGCTCCAGGTCAGAGAAACGGATTCGACGGATGAAGTAACCGGCAAAGGGTGGGTGGGTTGCTTCGCCGGAAACACCGGCTAGCTTCGACGTTGTACCAGTCGGGGCGATGACCCGCGACTTAATTGGAACCGGGATACGCAATTCGTTTGCGTACTCTCGTGCAGCAGCATCTACGGCAGAGGCACAGTCCTCCAGGTCGAAACTAACCCCGACCTTCTTCGAGGCCTCCGAGTACTTGGTACCGCGCTTCACAAGGTAGTCAGCGAACCCCAGGTGACCAACACCGATTCGCCGATACTTGGCGATGGCCTCAGCCGACTTGGGATCGGCCACCTTCGCAAAGGTGGCACGGATCAGGTACCGAGTCAGGTACCGGTGAGCCTCTAGCATTCCTTCAAGATCAACGTAACCGTCATCTTCAACGAATGCACCGAGATTGACGGAGCCGAGATTGCACGGCTCCCACGGCGTAAGAGTTGCCTCACCGCATGGGTTAGTGGTGTAAGTGCCGTCCACCTCTCCCACGGAAGTAAGCGAAGAGTTCCAGATTCCTGGTTCGCCATTCCGCAACATGCCCTTGACGATCTCACGGAAGATCGGCATGGACGGGGAAGACATCTTGCCGAGAAGACGAATGAAGTCGTCGTCAATCTCGACACTGATATTTGTGGTCCAGTGGCCCCCCTCCGCCTTGATTCGCAGGAATGACCAGATGAGAGGGTCACGCCAATGCATGATCGACATTCGGGCAGATCGACGGACACCACCAGAGACGATGCACTGAGCGATCTCGTGATCAATGCGCATGGCGTCGATGCCGTGGAGCTGGGACCCCACGTACCGGACCAGCCCGTCAGGGTCGGTGTCGTCTACCCATACCTTGTCCTTCAGGACCAGGCCCACGGCCTTGAGCATCTGAGCGAAGGGAGCTGGACCGCTGGCAGTTCCCCCGAACTTTTTCAGGGGGGCTCCCTTGGGCCGTACACGGCTCACGTCGTAGACACGGGCCGTGTGGGTCGTCTTGGGGTCCATGGCGGTCCGTATGAGGTCCCCCAGGGCCTCAGCCCAGCCCTCTCGGCTGTCTCCCACCTCGTAGGCCCCGGTCCATTCGTGGCTGTACTCCGTGCTGATGAGCCCAGCCTCTACGAGGTCCAGATAGTCAGCGTGCTCGGGGTTGCAGACGATATGGACGTCTACCGGGATGACGACGGAGGGATAGGCCTCCATGTAGCGGCTGCTGTAGTTGGCCCCTACCCCTCCACCCTCAGCAAGCCTCAACAGGGTGAAGGTGAAGTGCTCTTCAGGCTTCTCCGGGGTCCATCCGGCCGCCCAACAGTTGTTCAGAGCGAAGTCATTGACGCCGGAAGACTTCAGGTGCCGGCCAGCAGGGAGAACCTTGAAGCCGCGGATCAGCTCTAGGAGCTTTTCCCGTTCCTGGTCCTCAACGTAGCGCGGTGCCACAAGAGCAAGGTTCCCGTCTACAACTCGCTCGGTGGTTTCCTCCCAAGTCTCCTGCTGGCCATTCGGCTTGACTCGGGAATAGGTCCGCTTGAATACCGTCTCTGCGGTCTCGGTAGAAAAACTCATGCATTCATCTTTCGTAGGTCCCGGTTCATCTGACGAGCCAGGTTGTCAACGGCTCGGTTCGCTGCCTTACGCTCGGCATCATCTGCGGCCGGCAGGCCATAGACGTAGCGCTTCATAAGCACTGCCTGAGAGGCCTTCGGAAGGCGGTTAAGGGCCATGGAGGCATCCATGCGAGCCGTCATCAGGCTGTCTGTAATGCGAGTCCTCAAGAGGTCGTCTTCTCGTCCGAGAAGTTGGCCCATCTCGTCATCCGAGTACACGAACGTCTCAAGGGCCTGCCGTGCCTCTAGAGGGGTGTAGTAGTACTGACCGTCCTCGACGTCCCGAGCATCTCGCTCAGCCGAGGCGTATTGGTTGCCCAGCTTCTTGCAGAAGGCATAGACAAAGGCCTCATCCCCCCAGTGCTTCTCAAGGTCCTTACGGCGCTCGTAAGAGTTCATGAGAATGTGCTGCTTCACGTCGTCCTTTTCGACAACGGCCCAGCTAAGAGCAATGGATCGAGCGACCTTGTCAGCCACCTCCGCCATACGTTCCCAGTTGACTACGGTCATGCTGCTTCCCCCCGCTTGGCGAAACGCCCCCCGGCGCCCCGCGCTACCTTTCCGTACCTCGTTCCCTCGACCACGAAGGAGCCGTCTCGGCGAATGTCGATTGGAACCGGCGAGACGTCGTTATCTCCCACGTAGAGGAGACCGAAGCCGGATTGCCAGTTCGCCACCGCACCAGGGCCGAGGTATTGAGCCTTCCTCGGGTCCATGATGTGTCCGACTTCCATTCCCCAGCGCATTCCCCCGAGATGCGAAGGGCCATGACGTCGAACTCCGAGCCGGTGAGTGTGGCCCATGACGAGATTCATCGTGGCCTTACTCGCATGGCCATAGGCAGTGGTGCCGGCGATGCTGGACAGGCCCTTGATCTCGTGCCCATGGATAAGGGCCGTGTCCGGCCCCACCTTGTGGAACGGCGGCGTCAGATCGATGCCGAAGGCGTCGAACTCCAGAAGCTTGGAGAAGTGGAACTCATCCGCGTACTCGGCCAGGGCAGGAGCCTTGGCAGAGAGGTACGTACGGGGACGTAGATCATGGTTCCCCTCCAGGATTCCGAAGGGGCCGTCATACACCTTCCGGAGAGGCTCCAGAACCCACTTCTTCGTAGCGTCCGAGTCGCTCCGCACCTGCTGTCGGTACTCGTACTTGGTGCCCTCGTTCCAACGACTCGGAGTCTCGTAGTCGTTCAGGTCACCGATCTGATAAAGCTCGTCAGGCTGATAGTCACCAATGAAGCTGATGACGTTCTTCAGGGCCCGTGGGTCGTGGTACGGAACCTGTAGGTCTGAGATAACTACAACACGCTTCAAATGGTCTTCCCCCCATCGGGAACCGGCTCCGTGATCAGCTCGAAGTCCGCTCGGTAGATCGCGTGCGGCGGAACGAACACGTAATGCCCGTCCTCCACTTCAGTGCAGAACCCATCCTCAAGAAGGATTTCCGCACCCTCCTTGACCTCCCGGTCAAAGTCCTTGGCGCCAACATCCGCGAGGCTGGTGGAGAAGTACGCCACCTTTCCTTCTGCGGTCTTGTGCTGGATGTTGATGAGGAGTTCAGCCATTGCCGTTGCCCTTCTCGATACGGGAAATCTCGCGGTCGACGTACCAACGAGCCTTCTTGAGGTCTTCCACCTCTGTTGCAGGGTCCTTGCGGCCCGCACGGCTCAGGTACTTCACAGCGTTGCCACGGTTGAAGTTGAGAAGCTCAGTCAGATCGATGACCTGAACCCCGTTGGCAAGGCGGTAGTGACTCGGGTGGTTGATTAGGTCTTCGGACTTAGCCGCCCACATCTCCAACTCGCCTTCTCCATAGGCCAGGTGTCGGACGCTGTCCCCAAGAACCAACTTGACTTGATAGGGGTAGGGGGCCGTGTACGCGGCATTGACTGCCGAGATGACGCCCACCTTTCCCTTGTGCTCACCGATCAGAATTCGGACCTTGTCCCGGTGTTTGAACTTCACAGCCCGATCCTTTCCCGGAGGCCCTCGGGGCCTTCCAGCAGATAAGTGGAGTTGCTGTCGAGATTCCCCGCCATCTCAATGATTTTGGCATTGGGCATTTCGGCAGCCAGGGTCTCCATGAACTTGAACCCGGCAGGGTCTTCGGAGATCAGATAGAGCGTCTTGTAGCCCCTGAATGCCGGGGACCAGTAGTCACGCCAGGAGCCAGCTCCAGGAGCCCCCACAGAGGCCACCCCGCACAGGTCCCATGTCATGGCGTCGAACTCGCCCTCTACGACGACCAAGACGGGTGAAGGGCGGATGAGAGCCGAGGTGTTGAAGATCCGGGGAGGATCTCCAGGGAGGGTCAAGTACTTGCCGTGCCCCTCGTGCTGCTCTTTCTGCTGTTTCTCGAAGAAGTACGTTCCATCCGAGTCCTTGACGCACTTGTCGTCAATGCAGCGGAACCGCACTGTGGCTACCGAATCTTCGCCGCCTGCCGGCCGCAGATACGGAATGGTGAGATGCCCTCGGTAGCGCTCATGACCAGGAATCGCCGAAGCGACGTATCCCAGGCCGAACCCTGTTGCCGCGTCCCCCAGGCCCCGAGCCGTTACGTAGGCCTGTGCCGGGCTGCCCTCGTACGTCTCGTGATACGTCCGGGCCACTTCCACCGAATTGGCTATTCGCAAATTCTTTGGCTTCAAGGAAGCCACAAGCTCTCTCCCTCATGATCACCGCGTAACTGTCCTCGGAAAGGCTGCACCCGAAGCAGTTCCAGCGGTCCTTATCCAGGTCGACACTCGCAGAGGGATTCGAGTCCGGATGGTCCGGAAGGGGACAGGGGATTTTCACCCGTCCCCTTCCGGCGTCTGTTTCGAATCCGTAGAAGTGCGCCAGGACCTTAACGATTGACGGCTTCGACTGGGATTCGTTCACCGTTGGCACCAACCTTGTAGGTCGTCACCGGAAAGCGGTATTCCTGCGTGTAGGCCCTTCGCCAGGTCTGATTGGTCCCGCGCCACTCGCGAGACCAGCCAGGGCCTTTGCCGGTGTCCTGAGCCATCAGAAGTGGTACGAGGGCTTCGGCTTCGGGGAAACGTTGAAGCGGATCGAGCCCTGAAGCTGCCGCTGGAGGTCCGTGCCGACGACGCTCAGCCCGGCCTTGTAGAGGGCCGCGTAAACGGCGTCAGCGTGCTTCCGGGGCGAGTCCTGAGAACTGCCCGTTACGTTGCCCACGAGGACCATGACGGCAAGGGCCTCGTCCTTGGAAAGGGTCAGCGCGTAGGCCGGAACCTTCTCAACCTTGGTAACGGACTTCTCAACGAAAGTGTTCTTGACCTCAGCCATTGTCATTATCCTTGTCAAAGGTGTATCGCGGTCCGAGTAGCTCCCAAGCCGGGTAGCTCTCCAGGTAATCGGCTGCCCGCCGTAGAACTTCCGGCCGGTCCCTAGCCCCCCGCGCTAGGAGCTGGCCATTACAGCGGGCACACAAAAGGCCGCGAACTGCCTCTGTCTTGTGACAGTGGTCCACGGCCAAATTGGTTTTGCGGGTCTCTCTACAGATTGCGCAGCGACCATCTTGGTAGTCAAAGAGTTTTTGGTACTCGTCTGCGGTGAGTCCGTAGGTTTGAAATATTCGGTTGTTTCTCGCTGCCGTCCGTCGGGAGGACTTCCGGCAGGTAGAACAGATCTTCCCCCGAGAAGAAGTGAAGAACTTCTCAGATCTGTTCTTACCGCACTTCCCGCATTCGCGGTAACCCTTTTTCGGTTCGGGCACTAGCCCCCCTGTCGCATCGCCCTTTCAAGACGCTTCATGTCCTTGAGTTCCGCGTTCTGCTCCACCACGGCGAACAGGTTGAAGATGGGCATTGCAGCCAACAGGCCCCGACTGGGGATGCTGACAACCGCCGTCTTCACTCCGCCCTTGGCGGCCCCGATGACGAACCGGCTCAGCTTGTGCAGGTGCAGAGCACGAGGGTTGGGGATTTCCACCACGAGGGCCGCACCTTCGGTGTCCACCTCGGACAGATCCAGGGTCGGGAACATGTCCGCCAGAGCGAACCCAAATTCCCGGTTGGCCTTAAATCCGCCCGTGTGCTGCTTGAAGCCCTTGACCGGTGCCGCGCAACCCATGTTCATGGTTCCCCTTACCCCTGCGACTGAGATTGTTCGTTAAAGCATTGCCGGGAGTTCTTCGTCAACCTCTTCCAACCGCAGATTGCTGCGGTTGAGTCGGAAGCTAGCGAAGGTCCCACCCGACGAATCTTCGAAACCGTCCCGGTTCTTGACCGGGCTCACATGGAGGATTCGGCTGTTCATGCCGTCGATCTCCTTGTGAATGGTGAGGATCACGTTAGGTACTCGGTGCACCTGACCCTTTACGCCGCTGAGCGGGATCGGGGAAAGTCCGTCGGAGTGAATTCCGGTGACGTGGTGCAGTCCTAGCACATGAGCGTTTGTGACCCTAGCCATTTCCGAGAGGTACTCACACAGGCCCTCAAGACCAAATGTGTAGCTCTCGGCATCCCCCACAACACCCGTATCCACGTTCGTGATGTTGTCCACGATGATGAGATGCGGATTGGTGTTGAAGACCTCGTAGTAACACAGAAGGTCCCTCTCCAGGTCCGAGGGCTTGGGACGAGCGTCATAGCTATAGCGCTGCCACCAACGAGCCCCAAGGACTTTGGCGTACTGGGAGAAGTCCCCGCCCAAGAGAGCGTCCTTCACAACCTTCGCGTCATCCCCGGTGATCATGGCGGTTGCCCTGGCCATCTGGGTTGCCGGCGAGGAGTCGGCCGAGAAGTAGAGGGACGGCACATTCCCCTGAGTGGCCATCATGGCGGCAAAGAGGCTCTTGCCTGTGCCAGGACCAGCAGCCACCAAAGAGAACTCGGACCGTCTGAACTCGACTTCGAGCCTGGAAAGACTTTTGAAACTGTGGGGGATCGGCTCCCCTGCCGCACCCCTGATGTCAACTGACTGCGTCAGTGAGTACACCGCTTCCCCTCCCTTCTGTTCCGATCACCCGCGTCACCGGAGTTTCAATCCTTGCGGATAAAAAAACCGCCAGGCTCGGCGGGTGATCTGCTTTCAGCATATGCCGGTGACATCGTCACCGCAAGTTCAATTCCTAGGCACGCTTAAAGGAGCAAGCGTGGGACACATCACAGAAACGGCAACCAAAACCCGGCCTTGCCGGGAAATCGCCACGTTTCACGCCTGCATCCATTTCCGCGTACTTCTGTCCCACTTCGTCCTCTGAGACTGCCGACAGGTCGAGCGGACGGGACAGGCCGTTCCTCTTGGCCATGTACCAATCGCCCTTGCTGACCTCAAGCCCCAGAGCCTTCCGTACGAGGATTGCGTACGTCTCCAACTGGAACCGGCTCTTCGTGGACCCTGTCTTCAGGTCCCGGATTCTGACCGAGTCGTCAGGCTCCTGTACGAGCTGGTCAATGTAGCCCTGTACTGGGACGCCTCCGATCTCGGCCTTGAGGTGCAGCTCCACCCCAGGACGGCCCTCAGCGTCCTTCCAGAGGCTCGGCCCCTTCTCCTGTGCCCACTGGACGTAGGCAGCCGTCTGGGAACGTCCCAGGACGTACCTGTCCTCAATGTCGGTGGCACCTTCAGGCCCTGCCGTCATCCAACGATTGAGGTTCGGCTCCTTGTCCAACTCCTTGTTGACGGAGGCCGCGTAGTCCTGACTGAACAGATCCGCGGTGGCCTCTTCGGAGAGCTGCCGGCCACCAAGTTCGTACGTCTCGATGGCTCCGTGAAAGGCAGTGCCCTGTATAGACCAAGCAGCCGGGCGAGGGATAACCCCTTCAACCCGGCGTAGGTAGTACTGCCATGCGCACTTGTCGTTGTACTGCTCCGTCTGAGAAACGGAGCGCGTCATGGTCTTTACTCGTTCGAGCCTATCCAGCAAGGGCAATCCTCCTTCTAGGTGTTCCCTCGGGAACGGACGGGTGCACTACGTGCACTCGGAAAGTGCTGGACATAGGAAGGTGAGGATGCGGAGTGCCGTAGACGTCGGTCTCCAGGACCTTCATACGCCACGGTTCGCCGACCTCGGCTCCGAGGACTTCAAGAGCGTCGATGTCTTCAGGAAACAGGACGTCCGCCTCAGTGACAACGAAATAAGTTCCTGCCGTGAGCGTCTGGCACCTGACGATGATCAGGCACTCAGACCGGTACTGGTCCACCCGGCTCACTACTGAAGCTCTGTTCAGGAGCGCTACGGCCTGTTCTCGCGTCGCCCACTGTGCTGCGGTGTCTCCACCAACCATGAGCCTTGCCCCCTCGACCTAGCGCTGTGCTGCCCGCTCGGCTCCTTCCGAACCTGTGTGCGAGCTGTTCCGGTCACCGACTCTAACCCTGCGTGTCCGGAAGCCATGCCTCCTTTTTGGTGTGACTCATGTCACTTCTTCACTTCACCTTCACAGTGCAACCAAAAGAGGCCCGGACAGGTCATAACCTGCCGGGCCTGCTGATACGCGGGTTCCTGACGTCGTTGTCAGCAACGGTATGTGAAGGAGCCGGGAGGCCCTAGTTCACTGGCTGTTCACCTTGCTGAGAGGTTGCCGGCTCCTCGAAGAGAGCCACGTTCGGCCCCTGTGGGACGCCTTCCGGCCAGCGGACGACGAGACGACCGTCACGGCCCTCCCGAGGGACGTACGTGAAGCCGTCGCCCTCTACCAGGGCCAGGACGTGACCGTCCCTGACGCGGTTCAGGAACGCTCTTAGGTCCAGCTCAGCTCTCTCAGAGAGCGACTCGCCCATGCGCTTACGGAGGTAGTACCGGAGTCCCCTGAACGGCGCTTGGTTCGTCAGACGCTTCTTATCAGGGTGCTGCGCGATATCCCAGGGGAGCGCATCAGTGATAGGGCTGCCTGGGCCGATCAGGCGAATGTTCATTTTGGAAAGACGCATGGAAACCGTCGAGACCCGAACACCATAGATCGCGGCAATCTCGGAAGCCGTCTTGCCAGCGGAAAGAAGCTTTTGCAAATCCATGTCGCTCTCAGGGAGTGCAGCCACTTTGGTTCTTTCCTCTGTCTTGGTTACCGGTTAATCACTTGACCTGAACCCGTCACTTGCATGCGCGGGGAGGCTCACCTTAATTGACGATCAAGGGTCGAAGTGCGTTCATACCCCTCCGTGTGACCTACCTCTCATCCTAAGGTACGGCAGTCCGGAAGGTTGCCAGAGGACACCTACATACTTAGTGAGAGACAAAGTAAGAGAGTGTCAATAATCAGTAAGTACCAATGTTGTAACTTAAAGTGACTACCCTTAGGGACTCATTAAGTCTGACGTAACGAGTCTTTGACGGCGGGTCAGGGAACCCTTTACGTGCCGATTCTTCCCTCTGATGAGCCTCCCTGGATGCACCCCAATGGGGTCCCAGGTGGCAGGCCCTGAGGGACGGTGGCCCCGGTGCTAGACCAGAACCCGCCGGGGCCACCACCTCTCTAATGTCGAGAGGTCTAGACCATAACCATAGAAGTTCGATCTTCGCGACTTGGGCGGGTGACTCCGGATGCCTCGTGCTGCTTCGATCTGCCTTGTCCGGGGATGCACCAAGCGCACCTACTACCGAGGCCGCTGCCAGGAGCACGCTCCCCCGGCCTGGGAAACCAAGAGCGCGAGGAACCGCGAGAAGGGCCCTGCTCAGCGGGCATGGGATCGAGTGATCCGGCCCCGGTGCCTCGCTCGCGACGGCTTCGCCTGCGTCCTCTGTGGAGCCCGTGAGGGCCTGGAGGTCGACCACGTTGTGCCTATTGCCAAGGGCGGCACCTGGACTCTGGAGAATGCTCAGACGCTGTGTGCCGGCTGCCACAAAGAGAAGTCAGTACGAGATCGGCACAGCCGATAGCGGGCCCTAGCTCAGTTGGACAGAGCACCGGAGTGAAATCCCGGGGGTCAATGGTTCGAATCCATTGGGTCCGGCAGACGAGGTTCCCGTGTCTATGAACACGGGACGACGGTAGGTGTATGCGATGTTGGACCGCAGCCCAACCCCTACCGTCCAATGGTCATTAGCTCAGTCAGGTTAGAGCGCCGCCCTGATAAGGCGGAGGTCCTTGGTTCAAATCCTGGATGGCCAACTAGGAGTGATGGCGGCAACACTCCTACGTCTAAACTCGCCCGCCCGCTAGCCGGAAAGCGTTACTCCCCGGCACTGCCTCTTTAGCTCAACGGATAGAGCGCTGGCCTGTCGAGCCGGTGGTTACCGGTTCGAATCCGGTAAGGGGCGCAAGTACCAATGACGTGTAGCTCAATTGGCAGAGCAGCGGACTGTTAATCCGCGTGTTGCTGGTTCAAGTCCAGCCATGTCAGCAGTGGGGTAGCTCCCCGGGTTCTGAAACTCGCCCTGATCAGGTGACGGAGGAACCGCGCGTTTCGTCTAGTGGCTCAGGACTCCTCCCCTCAAGGAGGCAACGCGGGTTCGAATCCCGTAACGCGCCCAAGAAGTCGCAGTCTTCACCTCTGCCCCATAGGTCGACTTGGGGGCATGCGGGGACTGCAAGCACCCTGGCGTTCACGAGGTGGCCCGGACATTCAGAGCCGGGGAAATCGGCGCAGGCCCTCACACTCCAGCTCGACCCTGGAGGAGGGTCCTTGAATCTGTAGCTCAGTTGGTAGAGCACGGGACTCTTAATCCTGGTGCCGTTGGTTCAAGTCCAACCAGATTCACGGAGCGAGGAACATATGTGGGGCATGCACTCCCCGGGCGCTGTGAGACAGCGGCTTCCTCGCAATGGGTGGTTGTGTCAAATGGAAGCACAATCGGTCTCCAAAACCGAAAGGCGTCGGTTCGATTCCGGCCCGCCCAGCTCGGTCCGAAAATAGCGGCCTGACCGCCGCAACGATAGGGCAAGGGGAAAGCTCACGAGTGAGCCCCTCCCTAGTAGCCAAGGCTAGTCACCTCGGGGAACAGGAGGGGGGCCGGTGCAAGTCCGGCTCCCCGTCTTCTGGCTGTAGCTCAGTAGGTAGAGCGCTCGCTTTGGGAGCGAGAGGCGGCAGGTTCGAGACCTGCCAGTCAGACCGTCATGAGGCCCCCTCGGAGGGGCCTTTGTTGTTGTTACTACATCAGGGGTGATGCAGAGATGTACGAGGACGATCAGGCCCCTGACGGCCCACGGCTGCGGGACGCTGGCCAGCCCAACCGGGCTGAGCGGGACCGCAGTTGGCGTCAAGAGGCTCTGTTCGAGCTGGAAGACCTCTCAGAGCTGTACCCCGGCCTCCCGGTGGTGCGGCTGTGACCCGAGGCCCTTCCCCCAAGCCGAACGCCACCAGGCGCAACGTCCATGAACACGCTCAGGAGCTGACTCCTGCTACTCGTCCAGGCCGTGAGCTTCCAAGAGCCCTGGGGGTCACCTCAGGGGGCGGCAAACGGTTCTGGAAGACCTGGTCCACGGCTCCCCAGACAGCTACTTGGGTTGAGACCGACTGGGCTGAACTCGAAATCACCACGAAGCTCGTGGATGAGTTCTTCAAGGGTGACGTGAAGCTCGCTGGTGAGATCCGGCAGAGAGTTGCCAAGTGGGGCGCGACGGTTGAAGACCGTAACCGCCTCCGAATGAAGATTGAAGACACCGAGGACGAGCCCTCTGAAGAGGTGCCGGCCGACGGTCCGACCGAATCCCAAGTCTCCGATGAGGAGCTATTCAAGTTCCTTAGCGAAAACTGAACAGGTGGTGAGGCCCCTTGCAGACTGGAAATCTGCCTGCGGGGGTTCCCAAGCCCACTGAGACGCTCGGTTACGGAATCATTCGTTGGTGTCAGAAGTACATCGTCCAGCCGGACGGAGACACGGCGGGTGAGTCCTGGAAGTTCACTCCCGAGCAACTTCGCTTCGTGTTGTGGTTCTACGCCATCAACCCTGACGGTTCCTGGAAGTACTCAGCCGCCACGCTAAGGCGGGCAAAGGGCTGGGGGAAGACACCTCTCCTTGCCGCTCTCGCCATCGTGGAGTTTCTCGGTCCCTGTCGGTTCTCCCACTACGACGCTTTCGGCCTTCCGGTCGGTAAGCGTGTGCCCCTGCCTGTCGTCCAGATCGGTGCCACCGCTCTTGACCAGACGGAACAGACAGTGGACTTCATCCGAGGAATGCTCTCGGAGAGTCCGGCTGAGCGGGAGTTCGGCCTAGAGATCACCAAGTCCACGATCCAGTTCAAGAGCGGTAAGCCCGGCAGTATCAAGCCGAAGGCCACCGCCGGCAGGACGAACGAGGGTAACCGCCCCACCTTTGCTCTGATGGACGAGGTCCACCACTGGGTTTCCAGCAATGGAGGCCCGGACTTCTACCAGACGCTTAAGCGAAACATTGAGAAGACCACCAAGGCCGGTTCTCGATGGGTGTGCACGACGAACGCGTACAACCCCAATGAAGACTCGGTGGCTCAGATCATTCACGAGTCAGACATGGTGGAGCAAGGCTATTGGCTCTATGACTGCCTTGAGGGTGGCATTGAGGTAGAGGACATCAGGGATGAGTCCCTGGTTCAGCGGGCTCTCAGGGAGGCCTACGGCGACGCCGTTTGGGCCGACATCGACGGGCTTACGCGGACGATCCTTTACGACCGTACGACGCCTGACAGCACCTATTGCCGCTTCTTCTTCAATCAGATCGCTGAGTCTTCAGACGGCTGGATGAGTAAGAGCGAGTGGGACGCCTGTGCGGCCGAGGAAGCCGACCCCATCATGCCGGGCGATCAGATAGCCATTGGCTTTGACGGATCGATCCGAGGGGACGCCACAGGCCTTGTCGGTGTTCGCCTCCGAGATGCCCGGCTCTTCATCATCGGCGTTTGGGAACGTCCCGAGAATGCCCACGACGATTGGGAAGTTGACGTTCTCGCGGTCGAAGCCGCGGTGGCCAATGCATTCAAGACGTACCGCGTTGAGTGGATGTACGCGGACCCGCCTTACTGGCAAGAGGCTATCGGGCGATGGGCCATTGAACACGGCGAAGACTTCGTCTTTGAGTTCTGGACCAACAAGCCAACTCGAATGGTGCAGGCCGTTGAACGCTTCCGTAGCGCCGTAATGGTTGGGGATCTCAAGCATGAGCAGGACCCCCGGCTTACTCGACATGTCCTGAACGCCGTTACTCGTGAGGTGTCTCAGGGAGTCCTCATTCAGAAGGACTCTCCTCGCTCCAAGCGAAAAATTGACCTTGCCGTTTGTTCCGTTCTCGCCCTGGAGGCCAGAGCCGATGCCATCGCAGATGGACGACTGAAAATCAGAAGGTCACGCGTAGTGGGCTTCTAAGGAGGCCCGCTATGATCGTTCCCCCAGGTGGCCACACGGCGTTTATCGGCAAGCCCGATACTCCCGAACAGTGGCTCATGTACCTGTACGGAAAGCTCCCTCTCGGGCCTCATGCTCCGTCTGCGGAATTCAGCAGGTACTACGAGGGTGATCAGCAGAAGCTAGCGTTTTCTCAGATGCGGTATAAGCAGGCGTTCGCTTCGGTCTTTGAGCAGTGGCGAGACAACTTCTGCGGAATGATCGTGGACGCCACGAACGAGCGTCTCAATGTCGACAGCTTCCGCATTCCAGGTGACGCCGGCACCGACAAGGACGCCCGCGTTTTCTGGCAGCGCTCCTCCATGGATGCCTACAGCAACGCCGTACACCTTGAGGCCCTAATCCAGGGTCGGGCGTACGTCGTGGTGTGGGCCGACAAGGACGGGGAGCCCACCATCACGCCTGTGGCAGCCGACCGTATGGCGGTCTGCTACAAGGCCGGTTCCCTCTGGGAGCTGGAGGCCGCAGCAAGGTTCGAGACGGACTCATGGGGTCGACAGCAAGTCACCTTGTGGACCGAGGACTACGTGTACGAGGTGGCCTACGGAACCACCGAATGGGACCGGGGAACCCGGGAGCGAAATCCTTTGGGTGTCGTCCCAGTGGTGCCTTTTGAGAATCGGTCTCGTCTCGCTGGTGAGCCGTACTCCGATCTTGCCAACTGCGTTCCCATTCAGGACGCAATCAACAAGATCACCATGGACGCCTTGACGGCTTCTGAGATGGCGGCATACCCACAGCGTTGGGTCACGGGCCTTGAGATCCAGGAAGACGAGAACGGTAAGCCTGTGGCTCCGTTCAACGTCGGCTTGGACAAGCTCCTTCAAGCCGAGGACCCCGGGGCGAGTTTCGGTGTCTTCCAGGCTGCGGACCTCAAGAATTACGTGGTCCTGGTGGACATGCTTGTCCAGCACCTAGCTTCCGTCTCCCGAGTCCCCTCCCATTACTTCCTCGTGAACTCGGCCTCCACCCCTTCCGGTGAGGCCATTATCTCGGCCGAGGCCGGTCTAGTGGCCAAGGTCCGGGAACGCATGCTGCATTTCGGTGAGTCCTGGGAAAGGGTCATCCGGCTTTGCTTCCGAGTTAAGGGAGACAAGCGGCAAGAGGCCTTTGAGATGGAGACTCGTTGGCGAGACCCCGAGTACCGGACCGAAGCACAGCACATTGACGCACTTCTCAAGCTCAAGCAGCTCAACGTACCTGAGGAAATCCTCTGGTCTGAGGCTGGCTTCTCTGCCGCACAGATCGACTCCTTCCGCGAAATGCGTAAGGAAGACGCCAAGGCGGCTGCCGAAGTTCAGAAGCTCATGCCCCAGCCCGAACCTCAGAATCCTGCAATCAAGCCTCCGCAGGGCAACTCCGGGAACGCAAACCGGAAGATCAACGAGGCTAAGAACTGACCCGCCGAAATGGCATAGGTCCCTTCCGAAATGGAATCCCATATGACGACTCAGAACAATGAGAGCACCCCTGGTCAGCCTGGTAGCACGTCGAGCGAGGGCAATCCTCCTACGACTCCGCAGACTCCTCCGACTCCCCCGGCAACGCCGACGGTAGAGGAGCTGGCCGCTGACCGAGACCGCTGGAAGGCGCTGTCTCGACAGAACGAGACGAACTACAACGCGACGCGCACGGAGCTTCAGCAGGTCCAGGCGGACCGAGAGGCCGCCATTGAGGCCGCACGAACCGAGGGCCGGACGTCCGCTCTTGGTGAGGTCTCCACGGAGCTGGTTACGGCTGAACTTCAGCTCCAGGCCCTGTCTCAGCGGGCCGAGCTTCCAGACCTCTCCTTCCTCGACCTGACCCGCTTCAAGGGTGAGAACGAGCGTCCCAACCGGGACGCGGTGAAGGCGTTCATTGAGTCGCTGCCTAAGCAGGCTCCCGGCAGTGATTTCCCGCATCTTGCGGGTGCCGGCCACAACAAGGGCGGTAACGGTGGCTCCTTCACCAGCACCGATCCTGCCGAGCTTGCCGACTACATCTCAGGCGGGTCTTTCTTCTAGACCTCACCTCTTCCTCTTCTCAGCCCTCCCCACCCGGAGGGCTTTTTTTATGCCCTCTTGGAGGCTGAATGGCTACTCAGCATCACTTTAATCTTGATCCAGTTCAGGTCACCATTGCGGCCCTGGGCATCCTGGATCGGCAGCTCACCCTTGGTGGTCTTCCGGCCCGGTACTCGGAGCTGAATTTCCGAGGTGGCATTGGTGACGTCATCAACGTCAACCGTGAGTCCCGAGGCATTCCGGTTGTGGCCGGTGGTATCTCGGCACCGATCGTGAACCCAATTACGGGTGACAAGAACGTCTTTGCTGCGGCTTCGGATCGTCCCCTTCCGACTGCCGACCGTCGGGCCCCTAACGGCTTCGTCAACGAGTCGCGTTTCCCGGTCCAGCTCACCACGCTTGCCCAGAATGCGACCGCTCTCGGCATGGAGTCGGTTGCCTTCGACCTTCGGCAGTTCGGCTCTCAGGTTCTGAGCAAGCTGACCCGAGGTTTCGCGGAGTACTTTGACGACACCGTGGCAGCGTTCATCAAGGCGAACATCAACCGTTCCGGCCTGACTGCGGGCCAGAAGAACGCGGTTGGCGGTGACATCACGGTTACCATCCCGCTTGCGGACGGTACTGCCGCGAAGCTCTCTCAGCGTGCTCTCAACGTGCGTACGGCTCTGGTCGACGCCCGTATGAACATGAACCTTGCCCAGGTTCCCACCTCGGAGCGCTATCTCATCGGTGGCCCTGAGGTTGAGGCAATTCTCCTGAAGGACCCCGAGTTCGTTTCGGTGGACTACAGCGGTGACACCAATGCCCTTCGTCGGGCCACCATTGGCCGGATCTACGGTTTCGACATCGTGATTCACAACTCCTTCGGCCTGGAGATGTACCTCTTCCACAAGTCCGCGATGCTCATTGCGTCGGCTTGCCCGGCCCTGCCGATGGGTGCGGTTACCGGTTCCGTCCAGGACGTGAACGGCATTGCTACCCGGATGCTGGTCGATTACGACTACGGCAAGAAGATGGACACCATCGGCCTTGACACCATGTACGGCATTGCGACCGTCAAGGAAGACCCGGATTACAACGTCCGGGGCACGGTCATCGGTGAGAAGTTCGTTCGTGGTCTGAAGATCACCATTACGGAGAGCGCTAGCTAAGTAGGCCTCCCTTAACCACTGAGGGAGGTCTAATGCCATTGGCTACCGCTGAGGACGTGGCTGCCCGTCTTGGGCAGCCCGTCTCTCCGGGTGAATCCCCCCGCATTACTGCTTTTCTTGATGACGTCACAGGCCTGATAGAGGACTACTGCGGTAGGGACCTCGCGCGGCGCCAGGACCAAGAGCTTGTCCTCATCTCTGAGGGCGGGTGCCGGCTGAACGTGCCGTCCCGATACCTCACCTTCCTGACCGTGTCGGCTGTCGAGATCGACGGGCAGGCCGTAGAGGGCTGGACCTTCAACGGCAGGCAGCTCGTTGCCGACAACTGGCCCGAGGGTCCTGTGAGCCTCACAGCCTCTTGGGGCTACCCCACTCCCCCGGCCTCCCTCAAGGCCGTTGCCTGTAGTGAGGTCATGCGCTGGCTGGCCGTCTCTCCTGGTGTCACCAGGGAGAGGGTTGGAGAGGTTGAGGTGGAGTTCTCCGGAGCGTCCAGCACTCAGGCCCTGTCAGCCCTCACGAGGACGGCCCTCAAGCCGTACCGACGTCGAGGCGTCGGTGTGATCACCCTCCGCAGAGAGGGCCCACCGTATGTTCACTGACCCTGTTGAGGTTTGGCGGACCACCGCGGATTCTCAGAACGCCTACACCAGCCGCAAGGACTGGGACCAGGCCGTGAAGCTCTGGGATGGCTTGGGCAGTGTCCAGCCTGACAAGGCCTACGAGTCCTACACCCCCAACCGGTCCGTCTCCCAGGAACGTCGGTCTGTCTTCCTCCCCCTGGACGTCGACGTGACAGCCACAGACAGGCTCAAGCTCGAAGGCCACTGGTTCGAGATCGACGGAGAGCCTCGCCACCACACACAGACCTCTCGTCGGCACATCAAGCTGACGGCTTGGAGGGCACTGAAGTGAGCGAGGCCCGAGCAAAGGTCACGTTCCGGAGGGGCTGGGAAAAGGAGCTGTACTCGTCCTTTGGGACCAAGGAGCTTCTGGAGTACGCAGCCAAACGGATTGAGGCCCGAGCTAAGGGCGACTCTCCTAAGCGCGGTGCGGGAGCCCGCTCCTCGTGGAACTCGATTCGAAATCAGATCGCATCCACTGTGGCCATGGACAAAGACGGTTGGTACGCGGGTGTCTACACCGAGGCCAATGACCGAGTCCGACACGCCATGCTCTTGGAAAAGGGCTTCACCGACCGAGGGGGCCGCCGGCACCCCGGCCGACGCTGGCTCAAGGGTGCACTACTGAAGGCGAGGATGGATTGAGACTAGATCCCGTCGAGTTTCTCGTGACGTTCCTCAGGAACCATCCTGATATCCCTACAGGCGCCCCCATCGGCGACATGACAGAGCATGTGACCGGAGATACCTGCATCTACCTTGAGACATCCGGGGGTTACCGGGTTGTCCGTGATGCAGAGGACTGCGCTCACGTCGAGTACGACGTGTACTCACTCGACCGTAAGGACTGCATTGATCTCGCCTTGCTGGTCCGCGAGACGCTCCTAGAAGAGCTTCCAGGAACGGCCGTTGCCGGTGCTGAGGTGCTGGACGTGCGAGACATCGCCCTCCCCCGCTATTACCCGGACGAGTCCTCTCGTGAGCACATGTACGGCGGAGAAGTAGAGGTCTACTTCACTTCCGCCTGATCCCCCTTTTGCCGTTGCCCTCCACTCGTGGGGGGCTTTTTCTATGCCCTCCGGAGGCCACATGGCTAACTCTCCGCAGAAGATTCGTTTTGCGCCCAACGGCGCCATCTACATTGCCCCTGCTCCTGTCCTCGGTGCTACCGGTGGAACGGTCGTCCCGGAGGATCTGGGCACGGCCAACACTGCCCCTGCCGGCTACAAGGCTCTTGGTTATGTGGACGAGGGCGGCGTGACGCTTACGCCGACCATTCAGACGAACCCCGTCAACGCATGGCAGAGCGCTGTACCAGTTCTCTACAACGTCCAGTCGGCTTCCTTCTCCATTAAGGCGACGCTCCAGGAGACCAACCAGCTCACGACTGAGCTTTTCTGGGGTGCCAAGTGGGTTGAGGTCATGACCGAGGGTCAGACCCCTACGCCTACCGGCACGTACCGACTCGACCTGTCGAGCACTCCTGAGCTGGATGAGATCTCGATTGTCATTGACTGGAACCAGGGTTCCATCCGAAACCGGTGTGTCGTTTCTCGCGCCATGATCTCGGACCGTGGAGCTATCCAGCTCAACCGGACCGAAAACGGCAAGTACGAGCTGACCATCGAAGCCATGGACTTTGACGGAAGCCTCGGTTACGTCCTCACCAACGACGACATCACCGACACCCCCTGAGTAATGCCCTGAGCCGGGGCGGGGTTACGCCCCCGGCACCCTCTCTCTTACCCCACCCCATTTGGAGACCCCTTATGTCTACTCCTGCACGTAAGTCCACTTCCCGTAAGCCTGCCGCGCCGAAGGCTGCTGCTGCGGCTGCGGAGGCCAAGCATGAGCCGATTGTCTTCGAGTTCAAGGGCCTTACCTACGAGGTTCCGACCGACCCTCGTGAATTCCCCCTCGCAGTTCTTCAGACGGACGACGAACTTGTTGCTACGTCGCTGGTCCTGGGTGAAGACCAGTGGGCGGCGTTCGTTGCCACTAACCCGAGTGTGGGTGACTTCTATGACCTCGTTGAGGCCATGTCCGAGGCTCGTGGGCGGGACGCTGACGCGGGAAACTGATGGCCGTTGCCCGTGTCATCCGAGAATTCCAAGATGAGCTAGAGGCTGATCTCCTGGAGTTCTTTGGGGTCGATCTGCTCGACCTCTGGCGCGGGCAACTCTCGTTGCGCCGTATCGGCGTACTGATTGACTCACTCATGAGAAAGACCGGGAGATCCGTTCTCCTGATGGCCATGGATGAGCGCTCTTCCTGGTCCGAATCGGACTATCTCCTAGCTCGTGTCTCTGACGCACTTGAGCTTTCCAACTTCCTCTTCATCAAGGCCAATGCCGGTGAGGACGCTGACGACCTTGAAACACCTACTCCAATCCCGAGGCCCGGTGATCCGGAGCCACAGCCCGAACCGGCCCCGGTAATGGCTTCCGGTCAGGAAGTCTCGGCCTTCTTCGGGCAGATGAATAGCCTTTAGGAGGTCCCATGGCTGAGGGACAGCACGGACCTATCAAGGTCGGCTCTGGTTACGTCGAGATCGTTCCCAAGGTCCTCGCAAAGGACATGGCGGAACTCCGGACAAAGATCACGTCCGAACTGGAGAAGATCGGTGTAGCGGCCTCCAAGGAGATGAAGGGGGCCGTAACCAAGGGTCTCGCGGGTCTTCCGGGCGAGGTGGCCAAGCAGGCTAAGAAGGCCAAGGAAGCCACCGAAAAGGAAGCACTGGACTCCAAGAAGACTCTGACCCGTATTGCTAAGGAACTCACGAAGCAGTACGGAAAGGAAGCCGCGGACCGCTTCAAGGAAGCGCAGAAGCTCGAAAAGGAAAAGCTCAAGCTCGTTGAGAAGACTTCGTCCAGCACGAAGAAGGCTCTACGCGATGTGGTGGCCTCCGAGACCCGCGCTGCTAAGGATTCTGCCCAGCGCTGGTCTAAGGCTGAGGGTGAGCGAGCGAAGCTCACGCAGAAGCGCATCAAGGATTCCGAGACGGCGGCCAAGCGGGAGCAGACCGACGCAGAGAAGACGGCTAAGTCCGTCACGCGTTACAACAAGATGATCTATGACGCTTACGCGGAGAACGAGCGACGTAAGCGCAAGGAAGCTCAGCAGACGGCTTCCGATCAGCTCAAGTACGACAAGATGCTTTACACGGCCTACGCGGAAAATGAGCGCCGGAAGCGTAAGGAAGCTGAGACCACTGCCCGGGAAGAGAAGGCCTACCGCGTAAGTGTTGCTCAGGCCTATGCCGAGAACGAGAAGCGCAATCAGGCTGCAATCCGAGAGACCCTCCGGGTTCAGCGTGAGGCTGCCACTCAGCAAGTCGCCGCTATTCGGTCGATGGCTGAGGCCGAACGGAACACCATTCGGGACAACATCACGGCACAGCGGAACGCTATCCGTGACACCCGAGGTGAGATTGCCACACTCCGCCGCACTATGGCGGACTCGACCACTCAGGCTTCCTCGTACTTCAAGCGGTTTGAGACCGGTACGAAGAAGATGGGTACATGGTTCCACGAGGTCGGAATTGCCATCTCCGAGGCGGGAAACATCCTGTCCACGAAGTTCCTGGCTCCTCTGGCTCTTGCTGGTGCCGGCCTGACGGCTATCGGTGTGACCAACGCTGATAAGCGTCTTCTCGGTCAGCTCGGTCTTTCGGCTGCTGGTGTGTCTAAGTCTCAGTCTGCCAACCAAATGCAGCGCATGCAGCAGTACGCCATTGCTACGCCGTTCTCTATCGACGTCATGCACGAGTACCAAATGAAGATGATTCGCTCCGTTGCCGGTGCGGACAAGGATTGGTACTCACCCAACGCCAAGACCAAGACGACTGCGGCCAATAAGGCTGCGGACCGTACGACCGATATCATCATGGCTATCGGTGACTCGATGTCCCGAGCCGGTAACCTCTCCCCCGACATGTTCCGTCGCGCCATGTACGCAATGGACATGATCATGGACATGGACCGTGCGCCTACGCGTAACGTCAAGCAACTCGCTTCGTCCACGGGTATGCCTGCCTCTGAGCTTGCTCAGCTCCTGGGATTCAAGAACTCCACGGAAATGTGGAAGATCATTGGTACCCCTGCCAAGGATGGCGGAGGCGTGACCGGTGTTCAGATCGCTAATTCGATGCTGAACTACTGGGACCCTAACAAGTATCAGGGTCGGTATAAGGGCGAGGGCTCCAAGGGCTACGCGGAGAAGATGACCTCTGAGACCATCACGGGCCGCATTGAGCAGATGAAGGAGCGCTCTGTCTTTGAGCTTGGCAACATGTTTGTCAAGGAAGGCAAGGGCGGTCAGTACGGTTACACCAAGCTCGGCGAGAAGATCATGGGTAAGCGGGTTCCCGTTTACAAGACCGATCCTAAGGACGGCGCCCAGACTCTCACCGGTTACCGCAATGAAGGCGGAATCCTCAATCAGGTCCAGGACATCGCCAAGAAGTACGCTCCCGACGTTGAGAAGTTCCTAGGGGCATTCCTTGACGCGGTCTCCAAGTTTGTCGGGATGATCGACAAGGTTTCTGGATTCCTGAAGGAAACCGGGCTCGACAAGGTGGCCATTTCGGTGGGCAAGTTCCTTGCCGAGTGGGGACCGATGATCCTCGCGGTAGGGCTGATTACCAAGCTCTTCGGCAAGGTGCTCAAGATCGGTGGGGCGCTCATGGCGCCTGCCCGAGCTGCTGGCCGTGGAGTGCTCCGCACCTATGACGCTGTCAACGGCTCAGATGTCCGTGAGCGTCGCTCTGCCCGCTCCTCGGCCCGTCAGGCTGCCTTGGATGCCGGTGGAAGCCGTAGGGACGCTCGTAGGGCCGGACGGCAGGCCAGCAGGGACACCCGAGTCCAGCAGACAGGGGATACCCGAAGTGCCGGCCGAAGGGTCCTCGACCGAGTCACCGGTAACAACGGGTCGGCTCAGACGGACCAGCTCCGGGGCCTGGAGGACTCCGTACGGCAGGCAGAACGCCGTGTGGCTGAGCTTCAGCAGGAGTTGACCGACCTCAACCGCACCACCATGCGTCAGATCGCTGACGCCCTGGGGGGCAGCGGGAACGGGAACGTCACCGGTGCTGCGACCACTGCACAGAACGCTGTGAACCAGGTTCAGACACAGGTCCAGCAGACCAACCGGGGAAACCTCGGTCAGCTCGTCCAGGAGATTGACAAGGTCAAGAAGTCGGCTGATGAGGCTCACACCTCTCTCGGCCACGTTCACGACAAGGTCAACTCCATCAATGGCGAGAAGCTGAGCAAGGTCCATTCCGAATTCAGCTCCCTCAAGACCGAAGCGGACGACGCCGGTAAGAAGATCACCAGCGCTAACACGCGGGTGGGAAATCTGAACGGCAAGGACGTCAAGGGCGTTACTGCCTCGGTTCATGACCTGACGAAGGAAGCCAAGCGGGCTGCGGATCAGATCGGCGATGGCGCTATGTCGTCGTCCACCTCTGGCCGTACGGCCAACCTCAATAAGCGTCGACTGACCGACGTCATACACGAGTTCAAGAAGCTCCATGACGGTGCTGAGAAGGCCTTCAAGATGGTTGGCCAGGGTACGGGAGCAACCTCCCTCGCTGGCCGTATCGGTCTCCTGAATGGCCGTTCCCTTAGCAAGATCATCGGGGCTGTCAACGACCTTGCGAAGGCCCTCAAGAAGGCCAAGGACGAGGGCGATGACCTTGACGGAGCACTCGACCGGATCGGCAAGAAGTCTCCCGGTGGTGGCTCCTCTGGTGGGTCGACCAAGAAGAAGAAGCGTGCCCGTGGTGGTCTGATGCGGGAAACGGATGTCATGCCCGGCTATCAGCCATGGGCCGACACCATCCCAACTCTGCTCACTCCTGGTGAGGCTGTTCTCCGTCCCGAGGTGGCTAACGCCATTGGTGAGGACAAGATCAATACTTGGAACGCTCTTGCTGTCCGAGGAAAGATCTCACGTCACGCTCGCGGAACCGGGTCCGCGGGGCGTATGGGACTGGACCAGATCAGGGAACTGATTGACCTCCAGAACATCGCTCCTATCGGTACGGCGATGCTCAAGACAATGGGCATGGACGCAACCTCTGATGATCTCGGAGGTTCGACTCAGGGTGGCATTCTCAGAACTGGCGACGTATCCGCCCGCTTTGGCGGTTCGGTGGCCGCTGACAAGTTCCGGGATATGTACGGCTTCATGACCAAGGACGTCTTTAAGCTCGCACGTCGAGTTCCTAGCCTCGTTGGTCAGATTGCCGGTGTTCTCGGTGGTGCCCTTTCCCCGACTCTCGGAGACTACTTCTGGGATGACGTCTGGAAGGGCAAGGGGAACATCGTTGACCGTGGTAAGGCCTACATGGGCGACGTGTTCAGCACCAAGACCCTGGGGTCCGTCTGGGACAACCTGTGGGGAGGCGTAAGCGAAAGTGCCAGCGCCATTTGGGACACGATCCAAGACCCCATAGGGGCCTTTACTGGCGCCTTCGACTCAATCGGCGAGATCGTCTCAGGTACCTATAACCGCTACGTGGGAATGGTCGAGACGGTCAAGGAGATCACTCAGAACCCTATGGAGTACGCGAGCCGAGTTGGCTCGAACTTCCTGGACGAAGCCAAGGATGCAATGCCCAATACCAAGGGCCTCTTTGACTTCGACAAGGGCGAGAAGATCAAGGCCGACATCCCGGACATGGTCAACTCCATTGTTGAACCGGGCTCGGGTAAGGGAGTCAAGCGCTGGGCTCCAGTAGCCAAGACCGCAATGGGAATGCTCCACATGCCGGCCAGCGCATTGGGAACGGTCCTTCACCGAATTGGCGTCGAGTCTGGGGGTAACCCCGGCATCGTCAATGACTGGGACTCCAACGCGAAGATGGGCACACCTTCCGTTGGCCTCATGCAGGTTATCGGCCCAACGTTCAAGCGCTGGGCTGGCCCCTTCGCCAAGAAGGGCCCGTTTAAGTTCGGGACGTCCATTGACCCATTGGCCAATATCTACGCCGGACTCAACTATGCAACCCACCGGTACCCGAATTCCTGGCAGTCAGTTCTAGCCGGAAACAAGGGCTACGCGACGGGCACCCTTTCCGCTTCACCCGGCCTTGCCGTGGTGGGTGAGCGAGGCCGTGAACTCGTCGCTTTCGGTGGTGGTGAGCGGGTGTTCGATAACCAGGAAACCGAAGGTCTCCTCAATGGAAAGAAGTACGAAATTCACGTCCACGAGGCTCGTACCGAGCCGACGCCTCAGGCCGTGCTAAGGGCTCTCCAGACTGCGGAGGCCCTTTACACGACTCTGTAAGGAGGCCCCATGCCGATTCCCGTTCCCTCAAGGACTGTCGTAGTCCCGGAGTTGGCACGAATACCGCACCCGCCCTTCCGGGTGCCGTGGGGTAAGACGAGTGTTTCGGTACTGGGAAGCAACGGTGAGGGGGAGGAAATCCCCCTCACCGGCTTCTCTACCCCGGATTGGCCCGGAATCATCTTGCAGCCCGGAGCAACCGGGCTCGACATGCCTCCGTATGCGCTCTTCTCTGACGACTCCCCCAATCTCGACGGCTCCATTTACCGCAATGCTCGTGCCGCTGCACGAGAGGTCATGCTCCCCGTCTACCTGAACGGCCCCGACCGCAGGAACGTCAATCTCCTCAAGCGGAAGCTGTTCCAGTCCCTCAATCCGAAGCGCGGGTATTGCGTCCTCAAGTTCACCGAGGGCGACGGCACTACCCGGCTCCTCAAGGCCTATTACAAGGGCGGCATGGAGGGGTCAGAGTCCACCGATACCGCAGGGTTCACCTGGGTTAAGTACGGGCTCACCTTCACTGCCATGGACCCTTGGTTCTACCCCGAACGCGAGGTAGTGACCCGATGGGGATTCGGCACAGGAAGTGCCTTCCTCAGCAGCTCCGCCGCGTTCCTGCCCTTGAAGATCTCTCAGGGCGTCATGGGTGCCGGCCAAGGAATCATCATCGACAACCCGGGAGACGTAGAGGCCTGGCCCGTGTGGACCCTCAAGGGCCCTATCCGGTCCTTCTCCCTCGGTGGCCCTGACGGAGAGCTTGTAAAGGCTTCTCCGCCTTCTGACGGCTCTGATCTCGTCGCCGCTAACCGAGTGCTCACCATCGACACTCGGCCCGGCTATAAGACGGTCATGGACGATCTGGGCACCAACTATTGGCCCGTGCTCGACACCAACCCCGAATTCTGGTCTGTCGAGCCCGGTGAAACAGAGGTGAACGTAGTTGTAGTGGCGGGTGTCGGAAAGGCCTCCGTGACGCTGTCCTTCTATCCGCGTTACGCGTCGTACGTCTAAGGGGGTCATGTGGCATACCGCATTGAAGTGTTCGACAAGGACCTAAAGCGCATTGGCGAGATTGACCAATGGATCTCGCTTGACTTCACTGTCCGCCTGGCCCAAGAGGGTATCTGGCAGCTCCTTATAAAGGACGGCACCCCTCAGTCTGAACTCATCCAACAGGGTGGCGGTATCGCCATTTGGCAAGACGGGGTTGATAAGCCGATCCTGAGCGGTCCCGTGGATACGTTCCAGAAGTACTTTACGAAGCTCCAGCACACGGGGCCCGGCTCGCTGTATATCGCGGGCAAGTGCCACAACACCTTGGCCTACCGGAGGTTGGCTTTCCCGGACCCTTCCAAGGCCGTGGACAAGCAGTACCAGTCTCCCCGGTATCAGCGTCTCGTGAACCCTCTGAAGTCCATGGAGGAAGTCATCTGGGAGGAGCTGAACAAGGCTCTTGGCCCTATGGCTCTGTCCAATCGACGGGTTGCCGGCCTCGACTTCGGCTCTGAGCCAGTGGGCCCACCTATCACCCTTTGGCCCCGTACAACGGACTGGCTCCGTATGGACAACATCGGCACCAAGATTGAAGAGTGGTTCAAGGCCAAGAATGCCGCCTACCGCTTCATTTACAACGCCGAGGATCAAAAGGTTGACCTGGAGATATTCAGGCCGCGGGACCTCTCCAAGACGGTTCGCTTCAGTCCTGAGCTGGGAAATCTGCGTGAATACATCTGGACCCTGACGGCTCCCAAGGTGACTCGGGCAATCGTCGGCTGTGCCGGTGAGAAGGCAGAGCGCTACTACTACCAGAAGGTTGACACAGCCGCTGAGGCTGAATGGGGCATCTCCATTGAGTCCTTCGTGGACAGGCGAGATATCCCGTTGAAGGTCGACACCAGTACAGGCGCCCCTATCAAGGCGGATGCTGCGATGACTGGAGACGACTACGACGCAGCCGTTAAGTCCGTGGAAGAAGCGGCGGACGCCGTATTCACGGAGAACGGCGGGGACGGCAACTTCCAGATCTACCCCATTGACACCGCAGAGTGCGCCTTCGGGAAGCACTATTTCGTGGGCGATGTGGTGACGGTTGCCGTGGACGGCACCGAGTACTCAGACGTCGTACGTGAGGTCACTATCTCCGTGGACGACGCAGGAAATACCAATGACGTTGCCCCCAAGATCGGGCAGCAGGGTTCAGGCGAGCCGTTGAACCTCTACAAGACCGTTTCTGACATGCAAAAGAAGCTCCGACGGCTTGAATCCAGGATGTGAGGCCCCATGACTGAGCTGAGTTACCCCTTTGATGCGGACAACGCCAATGGTGGGGCACAGGCTGTTTCCCAGACGCAGTGGCAACAGATGGCCCTTGCGTGGACGAATGACCACCTGGACTTCCCGCTAGTCAACAGCACTTATGCGACTGCCGATCTGCCCTTTACCGCGACCACGAACGGCCGCAACGTCACCATCGGTGCGGGTACCGCTTGGGTCGGGGGCTTCTACTACAAGCTCACCGGTACCAAGACGTTCACCATTGCCGACAACAACACTGCGAAGGGCCGTAAGGACCTGGTAGTCATCCGGGCCGACATGGCTAAGAGCGCGGTTCAACTCGCCGTCGTACAGGGCATCGCGGCGACGACTCCCCTCGACCCAACTCCGTCCCGGCAGTCCGGTGCAGCCTGGGAAATGCCGCTCTACTCGGTGGACGTCCCCGCCAACAACGGCACCGTTGCCGTCTCTCGCCGTGGCCCGTACCTCGTGCCGCCTACCGTCGCCTTCCCCTGGAACGCGGATGACAGCGCCGCTCTGACGCCTCGCGGCGCCTTCTCCATCGACATGGACAACAACGGTGGTGGAGTTCAGCGCGAGTCCTGGAGGGGCCGAGACGGCTACGTGAAGACTCGGGACTTCAGCAAGAGTTCCACGTACACCCCGAGCGCTCTGTACGTCGGCTCTGTGCCGACTGCCAACAGGCGTGGACGGTACCGCTGGATCGCACCGAATACCTATTGGTTCTCGGCAACGATCGTCAATGACTACGAGGATCAGGGCATTGGGGTGACCGGTAGCAATACCCGCGCCGGCATCACCCTGCCTATCAACTGCAACCCCAAGTCGATTCAGGTCCTTCACGGCTACCTGTCGAACCCGTACTACAGCGGCGGACTGCCCAACATGCTGGCCATTACCGCCACCACTCAGCCGGGCTCCAACATCCTTTTCCTCAACACACAGAACTACAACAACCTTGCCGAAGGTCTCGACGGCCTTCGACAGTTCCCTGCCCGCTCAACCTTCTCCATCTCAGGAGTGATTGAGGCAAACGAGTTCAACGAATAAGGCGGTAGCACATGGCTCGTAATCAGTTCGGGGGCACTGCCTCTGACGTAGCCGAGAGCGTCAACGGCTCTCGTGTGCCAGGTGCAATGGGTACCGTCTGGGACGGTCCTGGAATGAGCGCGGCACAGCTCACGGACCTTACCGACGCTAACGGCAATGCGATTGGTCAGCTCGTTGCCAACGATCAGGGAATGATCCCAACCTTCAACGGTCCGGATGGTGTTGAGGTTCTGTGGGTGGACTTTGGGGCTGGCCGAGTCGCCATCACCCCAATCGACATCGGCACCCGACTGAAGAACCACGTTGCGAACCTCGTCCCGGACCCTCACGGGGACCGGGCTTACGCGGACGCCACCTTCGTGAAGCTCTCGGATGCCGGCTGGCTGGTGACCCCCAACGGCAAGGCCACCGGTAAGGGTGTTGCCGTCCCTCGACAGTGGGGGGAGTTCTGGCGCCCCAAGAGGGCCGCAGCGAAGGCCGGAACGGGTAAGGCGTCCATTGCTGTCATCGGAGGCTCTACCGCTGTCGGCTTCTACGCCTCCAACCTCGTGACCAAGTCTTGGCCCGGTGTCCTGGGGGCCAGTGTCCAGAGCGTCAACGGAGATGGGGGCTCAGGCTTCGTCTCCGCTCTCGTCAGCGCCAACGGCATTGCGGGCAACGACTCAGCGGCTATCACCCAATGGACTTCCAGTGGAGGCCTCGTTGCCCAGACGGGCACTTGGGCGGTCGGTGGCTACCCCGTAGGACCGGGCTGGGGCTACGTCTACAGCTCGACCAACGGCAGCTCGATGACCTGGACCGTACGCGGCACCTCGGTGACCATCTACACCCTGGGAGGCGACGGGAACCGCTCCTCCTGGACGTACTCCATCGACGGAGCTACGGCGGTCACTGTCACCGACTCGACCTCTACCGGTCTGACGGTCCTCAAGACGACTGTCACCGGCCTGAGCGCCGGTTCCCACACGGTCAAGATCACGCACACGGGTACCGCTGGAAAGTACCTCTCCCTCTGTGGTGTGAGCGCTGAGAACTCGTCCGGCGTTGTGGTCAACAACTTCGGTAAGAAGAATGCGAATGCCGCTCAGTACCTCCCGAGTGGGAAGGTCGATTGGAACGGTGGGGGCCAGTACCCTGCTGATCTCCTGATCTATGGCGTAAGCGTTCAGGACGTCATTGACGGTGTTGCCGTCGACACCTGGGCTTCCCAGGTCCGTCAGCACCTTTCCCAGGTCAAGGACGGCGGTTCGAATACGGGAGCCACTGACATTGTCTTTGTGCTGCCTCACATCGGCCTTGCCGACTTGCAGGGGTACCGATTCCAGGACTTCGCTGACCGGACGTACGCCCTGGCGAACACATTTGAAGCCGCGGTGGTCGACTTCTGGAATCTCGGCCGTAACTCCTGGAACTTCTGGAATTCGCTCGGCTACTGGGGCAACTCGTCTGCCCCCGGCACGGCAGGAACTGACGCCGTGCTTGTTTCTGACGCTGGTCACTCCTACATGGCGGGAGTGCTTACCGCTCTCCTCAACAGCTAATAGGGGGACCCATGGCAAATTCTCAGATGGCACAGGTTATTGCCGTTGCTAAGTCTCAGGTCGGTGTACGCGAGGGATATGTAGAGGGTGGTTGGAACAATGTCACCCGATACGCCCTTGAGGTGCCCGGCCTGACTTGGGCACAGGGCCAGTCCTGGTGCGCGACGTTCACGAGTTGGGTTGCAATGCGAGCTGGTGTGGCTTCACTCTTCCCTCGCACTGCGGATTGCTCCGCTGCGGTGACGTGGTTCAACACTGCGGGTCGCTGGTCCTGGTATCCCGCTATTGGCGCGCAAGCGATGTACGGCACTTCCGGACAGGACCATACCGGGATCGTAATTGCCTACGACGCAACTTACATTTGGGCCGTAGAGGCCAATACAAACGACAACGGAAGCGCCGAGGGCGACGGGGTTTACATCCGTAAGCGCAAGCGCTCTGACGCGAATGTCTACGGATACGGGCTGCCCGCGTACGCGGAAGGCATTATCACGGCTGACACCGCGAAGAAGGGTGTTGCCGGCTACACCTACGCGGTTGCACACGCGGGCCCTGGTCCCGCTGAGCTGACTGCCGGTGCTGTGGCGGTTCAGAACCTCGTGGCCGAGACGCTCACGGTCAACGGCGCCGCTCACTCAGGCCGTAACTACATCCAGCAGAACGAGGCTCTGACGGTCGCTCTGGAGATCCTGGGCTTCACGACCCTGAACGGTCCGGCTCAGCTCGTCCTAGTCAAGGACGCTGACGGCATTGCCCGGTTCGAGATCACGGGTACCGGTGAAGTCATTCACCGAGGTACTACCTCGTTCTCCACTAACGCTCAGTTCGGTTCTGCGACTGCGGATGTTGGTGGAGGTTCCGGCGTAATCGGCATCAAGAACGCTACGACTGCCCCGACCACGAATGCGACGGGTGGCGGAGTCCTGTTCTCTCAGGCCGGTGCACTCAAGTGGCGAGGCTCTAGCGGCACTGTCACCACGATTGCACCTGCGTAAGCAGACTTCCCCCACACGTAATGGCGGCCCCTCGGGGCCGCCTTTTGCATGCCTCGTGGAGGCCTCATGACCCTGTCTGAATTCTTCTCCTTCTCGGGTCCAGTAGCGACCTTCATTGCGGCCCTGGTCGTGATCCTCGCAGCCTTCCGAACCAATACCGCTCGGGTCTGGAAGGAAGAGGCCGAAGCCCAGAAGGCCCGTGCTGAACGCCTTGAGAACGACCTCAAGGAGATCAAGAACCGGCTTACGCACATTGAGCGGGATAACGCCCGTCTGATCACCCTTCTTACTTCTCTCGACCCCACACGACTTACCGCACTGCGGATGACTTCTGACCCCTTGGAGGACTAATGGGTACCCTGTGGATTCCTGGCGCTGAGCGTCTCGGAGACGGCTCTATCGGTGGCGCGATGGACAAGCCGAATTCCCCTGCCCGTGTCGTCTGGCACACCACCGAGTCCGGTGCCGGCGACGCTGCTTTCAACTCCGTTGCTAAGTACCTGATCGCGGAGACCTTTGAGCCTCACATCCTGTACGACCCAACGACCGACCGACTTGGACAGTTCGGCCCCCTGAACGAGTCCGCTCGCGCTCTCGCGAATGACGGCTCCACGCGTACGAACCGCGTGGGCAAGGTGTGTATTCAGATTGAGGTTCTCGGTAAGGCGGGTACCCCATTCACCGGGTATTGGAAGCCTGGAAAGAACTTCAAGGCCCTTATGGAGGCAATCCGCGGTTGGGGTGTCCCCGACGTTTTCCCCATGGGTGCTCTGGCGAGCAAGTACGGCGATGCTGGCGCCAAGCGCACTCGCGATGTCTGGCTCACCGAGGGTGGCCATTACGGGCACTGCAACATTCCTGGAAATGACCACTGGGACCCCGGGCACATTGACGTCAAGGCTCTGTTTGCTGCGGCCCCTAAGGCATCGACGGGGACCAGCAAGCCACCGACGAAGCCAGCCCCTAAGCCGTCCGTCCCTGCCTTCCCTGGGGCCGTGTACTTCCGCGCGGGAGCGAAGAACAAGTACGTAACTCAGCTCGGTACGCAGCTCGTCAAGAAGGGCTATGGACGCTTCTACAAGCAGGGTCCAGGCCCGACCTGGACCGCAGTGGACAAGGCTGCGGTTAAGGCCTTCCAGCTTGCTCACAAGGAACTCAAGGGGGACGCGGACGGCTACCCCGGTCCGCTCACTTGGAAGCTCCTGTTCTCCTGACCCCTGCCCTTCCCAGTTCTCAGAGGTGATGCCTTATCAGCGCTCTTAGCTCCTTCCTGTCCAAGCACGGCGTACGCGTCTACGCCGTTCTCTCGGCCCTCGTTCCGGCCCTCGTGCTCCTGTGGCCTAACGTCCCGTGGGAGGCCCTCGTAAGCACGTCTGCGGCCCTTCTCGGTGTCGGTGTGATTGCCTCGGTGCACGAGGACACCAAGACCGTGCGGGCCCTGTACGCCGACTCTCCCTTTGCGGATGAGGTCAAGGGACTCGACTAGTCCCCCAACGTCTTAGGCGGAGGGGTCCGTCTAGGGTGAGAGAGAAAACAGAAAAGCCCCCTGCCATTTGGCAGGGGGCTTTTCGTCGTTTCAGGCCTAGTCAGTCAATCTCTTCCCCGAACTGTGCCACCAGAGGAAAGGCCAGTTCCTCGGTGTGAATGAGTACGGGAGTCTCCACCTGTTCGCCGATCTCCACGGCAACCACTGTCACCCATACCGCGTCCCCCTCCGGTCGACCCGCGTCGATCAGGTCTCCCACCTGGACTTCCTCAACCGTGCGAGCCTTGCTCATATCCAGGCCGCCCGGTCCGCTTCGTCCTTGGCGATGGCTTCAGCGAAACCGGCCCGGTGACGCTTCACCAGCTCCTCGCCCTGGTCCTCGTTCTGGACCTCGTTGTACTCGTCCGAGGTCAAGATGATCACTGCGGACTGTCGGAAGCCGTCGAGCCGGGCCCCGAGGACACGGCGGGAGGTGCGGTTCTTCTCGTCCTTGCCTCGGTACTCAAGGCCTCCCATGGTCCCGATGACGCGGGCATAGGCCTTCCCGTACTTCTCCGTCAGGTCCTCAAGGAAGTACTTACGTTCCTGCGAAATGGTGCTCATGCTCTTTCCCCTCCCGGAGACGAAAGCGGCCCCCCGCCCATTGTGAGGGCGGGAGGCCGTTGCCAGTGGTGGAACTGAGGGTTACGCGGTGGCCTTGGCGAAGGCCTCCAGGATCGGACGCGGGACGCGGCCCCGGTCGCTCACCTCAAAGCCGTTCTCCTTGGCCCATGCGCGGGCTTCCTGCGGGTCGACACCAAGCGCACTGCTCACGGTCTTGTTCGCCCCCCGAGTGACCTGCTTGGGCAGGGTGCCGGCGGAGGACTTGCGACGTCCCACCTTGACGAACGGGGCCAGCAGCTCCCGGAGCTTGTCCGCGTTGACCTCGGACAGGTCGATCTCATACGACTTGCCGTCAAGGCCGAAGGTAAGCGACTCGTGAGCCTCTCCGCCGTCCAGGTCGTCAATCAGGGTGGTGATGACCTTCTGAGCCATAACAGGTGCCTCTTTCGTTCCGGGTTCCCCATAAGGGAACCATAAAGAAGGGCCGCCCGAGCACTCTTTGCCGGGGGCCCTGTATCGATTGCGTGAAGATTGAACTACGACATTGACACGCCGTGTCTATTGCTGTCTCTGAGCCTCTGCCGACCACTTCCGGCAAAGTTGCGTGTACCTGCCCTGTACCGCTCTGAGGGGTCTTACCTGGGGCATCCCCGAGGGACCCGGAGGGGGCACGCTTTTGTCAGTCGCTGACACGTCTCAGTCCTCCGTTTCCCACGGAGTCGCGTCCCCGTGTGATCCGGCGATCTCCTGAGCGATCCTGTCCACCGCGTCCCTGTCCCTACTCATGACAGGCACGAAGCGGACCGAGTCCGTTACGTACTTGAAGTCCTCCATGCGGAGGTAAACCACGTACTTCGTTTCGTCCTTATCGGGGTAGGCATCCGCCGTGGTGGCCGAGAGTTCCCGGTCAATGGACGAGTAACGCTCCATCGACTTAGCCGACCGGAGGCGTCTACGCCGTGCCTCCCACCCCGATATGAGGTACTGCCAGTCTCCCTCTTTCAGGAATACCGGGAACCGGTAAACCGTCGCGCTCTTACGCGGCACGCTGCTTTCCCTTCCTTCTCAACTCGTGACGTCGAGTAGGCTGCCCCGCCGCATCAAAGGTCTCTCGATGCGTGAGGATCACCTCCCACTCGTTCTTGTTCCACCCGAGGCGAACCGTGTACTCCCCGAGTCGTCCCGCATAGCGGATCACCTTTGCCTGTTCCGCCATGCTCTCTATTGCGCCCTCCCAATCCGTCGTGTGGTCGAGCCACTCAATGTCTTGGGGCATAGCCCCAAAGGGCGGGTACTCCTTCCTGCGGACCCTCAGGGGAGGTGCCTCACTCATTGGTGCCGCTCAGCTTCCCCAGTGCTTCCCGCACGTCCTCAATGGCGGCGAAGCCATCAACCGAGAGGAAGCCGACGATCCGCCCCTTGTCCCTTACGTGATAGACGGGCTTCCCGTAGAAGGGAGGCACCACCAGGCCGTCAGACAGAGTGGTGCCGGCGGGCTCCTTCGGGGCCTCCGCCTTACGGCCTTCCTCGTATGCAGCCGCGTACCGCTCAGCCGCTGCCTGAGCCGCCTTCCGGGCGGAGGTCGAGAGGTCGGGGAAGTCCAGGTAGGTCGAGACCGTGTCTGCCAGCCACCTGAGGGTGTAGAGGCTCACCTCACCCGATGCACCCTTGGCGTTCCACTTGAGCCCTTCCAACTCCTCCTTGACGCAGGGCCGTTCCCCCTCGTCCGAGCCCTGCATTACGCCGGTTCCGTCCAGCCATTCCCGAACGCCGTTGGGCATCTTGACGGAATAGCGGGGGGTCTCGTTGCTCATGTTGTGCCTTTCTAGAAGTACGACTAGGCGGAAGCCGTAGCCGAAGCATTATCCCTCTGTGCAGGGACGGTCTTTTTCGCGGGAGCCTTTCGGGCGGGGGCCTTCCGGGCCTTCGCCGTGACCGTGCCGCTCGTCCTGGTGGCCGAGCTGCTGGCCGTGGTGCTGGCCTTCCTGGTGGCCGCTGCCCGCTTGGCAGGGGTCTTACGCGCCACAGGCTTGGCCTGTCCCTGAGCACTGCTCAGGAAGTCCCCCAGGCTCTTCCCCTTGTTGGCGGGCTTGCTGGCCCATGCCGCGTACAGCTCCAAGAGTTCCTCTGCCTCACTGGCACGAGGGGCAGGGACCGACACGGCCTCAGGTGCCTCGGGCACCTCGGGGACGTCGATCAGGCGAACGACGGTCGGCTTGGAACCTGCTGTCCTCTTGCCCCCGTCCGTGCTCCGGTCCGTGATCACCTCCACCTCAACATCAGGCATGGCCTCGACCTCTGCCCTGATCTGCGGAGCGGTGAAACGGCCGGACCCGAGTACCCGGTAGAGCTGAGAGAGCGTCTGCTCTCCCCCGTGAGTGACCAGTGCCCGCCGGATACGGTCGTCCAGGGGGACGAACTTGCGGCCAGCCTCAGAGGCCTTGTTGGAGATGAGCTGCTTTACGCTCGCGATGCTGAATTCAACGAACGCGCGGGCAGCCTCAAGAGCCTCAACACTGATCGTGGTCCGCTTGGCAGCGGCAGTGAATACCGCAGCCACCCGCAACACCTGTTCGTCAGACCTCTCGATGAAGCACGAGACAGCCTCGGGCAGTTCGGCCAAGTCGTCTTCATACTGCGCACGGAGTTGGTCATAACGCTTCCTGGCAGCCTGCCCCAAGACCATGATGCGTTCTTCTTTGCGGGCCCACTCATACGCGCTCTTGAGAGCGCGAGAAACGGGAATGTGGTTAAGCGGGTTCTCGTCCATGGTTTCCAGGAGCTTGGACCGCTCGACCATCACCGGGAGGATGCGGTTATACGAACCTCCCTCAGCCTCCGCAATGGAGATGAACCGGGACCACGAGCCGGGCTGAATGTGTGCGTGGAAACCGAGTTGAGGACGGTCCACCCTCTGTTCGTCCCGCTCCCCCGGCTTCTTACCCTTGGTCGTGTTCACCACAGGTTTTCCGTCCCAAGCGGAGCGGAACACCCCCGAGAAGGTAGGGCAGCGGTTCGTACGCTTGAGTTGTGTCTGCCACTCCTCCTCAATGATGATCACTCGCCCGTCTGCCCCGTGCTCGGTGGTGAGCGAGTGGTCAACCTGCTCCGCGAGCACGTTGACGAGAGACGGACCCGAGCTGATTCCCTGCCGTCGGTGGACGGACAGGAAGTCACCAATGCTCGATTTCAGGATGGCCTCAGCCGTCGAGAGGGCATAGCCCTTACGGCCGATCTTGGAGCGTCCAGCAAGGGCCGTCCACACCACGACCGGGCGGCCGTTGGGCTGGAAGACGTGCCCGTTCAATGCAGCCGAGTAGAGCGCGAGCACACCCGCGAGAACCCCGATAGGGTCCGCCTCGGTGTGCGGCATCGCGTCGCTTACTGCCTTTCCGATGGGCCCATAGGCCATGTCATCAAATCGTCCTTGCGTTTCCACAGTGCCTTCCTAGTCGGTTCTGTTGCACGTCCACATTCGGTGTGAGCGTCCATGGGTCAAGCCGGGCACTACTCATCCGCCCGGCTTTCACCAAAGCAGCTCAGAGCCGCTTACCTACCTTGCTTCATAGCCGCAACCGTAACCAGGGTGCCAAGCAGGAACCCGATTACGAACCAAGCCAACTCGGGCCCCGTCACTTGGACTTCCGTCCGTGATAGGTGAACGGGTGACGGCCGAGGGCGTCAGGGTGCGTGATAGCAATAGTTCCGGCCTCTTCGTCAAACTCGACCTTGGACCCCCGGAAAGCCCAAGCGTTCACGTTCGCGTGAACCTCCCCCAGGTGGTACTTAGAGGTACCGATCGAGTTTCCCATGCCGAGTCGGTACGACTTGAACCCGTGCCTTTCGGTGAACTCGATTGCCTCGCGGATGATGCGGTCGGCCCGCACCATGGCTTCCGTCATTGCGTCCATCCCTTCCAGGCTCATGCCTTCTCTCCCCCGAGGACGTAGAGGAACCACTCCCACCACGTCATACCGTCAATGGTGCAGACGCCGAGTTCGTTTCTCCGAACATCGCTCACGTCTACGCCTGTTGCTTCGGCAACCTGCTCTTCGGTCCAGCCGTTCCGAGGGTCCATCACAGGCTCTTCCTGTTCATGTCGCACGTCATGACGGGTGTCCACTTGTCCGCAGTCACACCAGGGAATTTCTTCGGTGCCGCCTCAATGGCTTTCCGGTTGGCTTCCGTCGAGTTGATTGCCTCCACGGTCACCCAAACCGAAACGGTCATGTGCAAGCACACCCGGTACGTCTTCACTTGACCCCCGCCATTTCCAGCACTCGCACCGGGCGAGACACCCGGAACTCCCTGACAGCCACCTGTACCAAGGTGACCGCTGCCTTATGCGGGTCCGCGTACCGAGTAGAGGCCTCTCCCAAGTCCTGAAAGACCAGCGTGAGGGCTGCCAGCCGCTCACAGGGGGAAGGCAGGCTAGCGGCCCCCCTTGCGCCCCTACGGGCCGCGCGTACGTCCTCGGCCCATTCCCTCACAGCTCCCATACGTCCTCCCCTTGTTGTGTCCAGCCATTCCAACGCTGGGCACACGGGACCGACCCCCAAGGAACGGTCCCGCATGCTCCGAGCTAGACCAGCTTTTCCGGCTTCCACTTCCAGCCCCATTCCAGGGAATAGAAGGCTGCGAGGGATATCGGGTCCGTGGCCCAACCGGTGCCGGGCATAGACCACTTCTGGAGGTGCGTCCCCACCAGGCGGTCAAGCTCCGCGTCCGCGAGCGTCTCCCCCGGCATGGGGTCGAGCGTCTCGACGTCCCAATGCCCGTACTCCTCGCGGGTCTCCAAATCCGAGAGCACGAGCCGGGCCCCCGAGGTGCCGGCGGACCAGTACACCCGAATGATCAAATCCAGAGGCTCACCGATCCCCCCTGCCGCACAGTGAGTCGCCGTTTCCTCCGTGACCGCTTGCATGTGTCCTCCCCTGTGAAGGGGAGGCAGCCCCTACTCATGTGACTGCCTCCCTACCGTCCAGCGACTAGCGACGTGCGTTGTTGAGAGCCTCTATGGCCGTCTCGCGGGTGCCCTTGGGCAGGCATCCCGCGTGGCGGCGCTCGCGGCGCATGTGGCTGTAGAACATGACCCCTTCCCAGTTGGTTTTCTGGGGGGTGCAGCCGAGAAGGCAACGAACCTTCCAGTGCGTGTCACTGCCCGGGTACGGGGCCAGCGGCTCCCAACCAAGCTCCGCGATACGGGCGAGAGCCTTAGTTGCCGCAGCGATGTTGCGAGCGCTCAAACCGGTCTTGAGTACCGGGTCAAGCTCCGGAAGCTCCGGGGTGTCCTCATTCATGGTGCGTGCCTTTCTCGTGTTTCAGAAGTCGTCTGCGTGTCGCCGCGCGTGAACCAAGTCAACTCCGCCGTCCGGGCAGTGCGGGCAAGGAACGGACGTTTCCCGCCGCCAATCCCGCTGCACAACCTTGACCGTCCCGTCACAGGCACCACAGGTCATGGGCACAACCTGTGTGTAGTCGTTGAAGTCCTCGTTTACGTGCGCGGCACAGAGGCCGTTACCGGCGTACCCGTGCCCTATGTTTCCGTGCCAGCAGACGGCGCAACGAATCCCGTTGCCCATTGCTTCCGAGCAATCAGGGTCACGGCGCGGAGGGAAGCCCGTGGGGGTGTTCCACAGCTTCGTTTGGGTGACCTCCCGCCGCACCTTTATGGACGGGCACTTACCATCCCCAGCACTCACCTTGTGCTTGTGGTCGGGCTCGCATTCCGGCCGATACCAAAGCCAGTAGACGTCAAAGGCGAGCGGGTAGCGCTGCCTCTGGGGATCGTTCCGCTTCCCCCAGGAAGCCCACAGGCCCCACATGTCCTCGGGAGCAAGGAACACAACTCCCTTGCCTATCTCTCCGAGAGGGGAGCCGTCCGACTCCGCCTGAATGGACGACCATGCGAGTCTGATTGCGTCCGCCTCATTTGCGGCCAACACCCATCGACGCCTAAGCATTCAATTGCCCCCGTTCATCGCGCGCTGAATCGCCCAAGTCATACGGGAGGACAAGTCACGCGCCATGTCCCGCGCATCCGCGCTTGTGGTGCCCTCCGCCTTACTGTCGAGAGCCTTACGGATAGCCTCCGCCATGCGAATGGACATGTACGTCAAGTGCCCGTCATACATTCCACGGACGGCGCGGACAATCGCGTCCCACCCGAACCCGGCACCCTCGCTATTGGCGGGAGCGTAGTTCCGGGGGTCAACTCCCTGAGGGATGAGGACGACGCGCCGATACCGGTTGACGGCATTCAGCATGAGGTCTACCTCTGCCAAACTCTTGCGCTCGAATATGACCGATGCCATGTGTTGTCACCTTTCCCTACGTCCCTGAGACTGTCTCTAGAGACTGGCCTAGTGGGGCACGAGTGATCCCGCCCGGTTATCCGGGTGACCTCCCCATGCCCCCTAAGGTCAAGCGCTAGTAACGAGTCATGCCGTTCTCTCCGAGGTACTCCACGGAATGCGTTGTGCCCGGTGCAAGTTGACGCGTGAACTGATGTGCCGAGGATTCGGCCCGTTCACGGGAAAGCCAACTCGACTTGACCTCTGCATAGGTCTGCCCGTCGGAACCGGTCCAGCGGACAACCGCGTAATGCCTGCCCATGCTTAGCCTTCCTGGCAGAGGTGCCCGAACCCGTCCTCACCGTTCTGGCAGGCACCCGTTTTGAATCCGTCGTTGAAACTGTCCACCTTCACTCGGAATACCTCCGAGTTCATGTGGTGCACGGTCAATCCGACCGAGAGCACTGCCGTAACCAGGGCAGTGATAAGAGCGATTGCGAGAGTGCGCATGGTCACCGGTCCTCGGTCATGGAAACGCACCCGGTGCGTACGTAGTGAATCTGTGCGCGGACCGTTCGCTTGTGACCCTCATCTGTGTTGTCACTGACCATGTCCCGGTACCAGAGACGTCCCTCATGTGTCTTCCGGAGCGTGACGCACGGTCGGTAGTGCAGCGTTCCGGCCACCACACGGGCCGTATAGGACGCTCGCGGCTTGTGGTGGGCAATCGGTGCCGCTTCCGCCCGGACGGCCCCAGCAAGGATGCTGAGGGCCGCGAGCGCGAGCATGCCGACACGCATACGCATTGTGTTCATTGCTGTCTCTCCTGAGTGCCGGAACTAGCGGGTGACCGGGGCGGATTCTTCGATGATGCGAGAGAAGGTGACGCCGTCCACGCGCACTTTCCAGGACTCCACGTACCCCCAGTTATCCCAGTTGCCGTAAACGTGGCGGTAGTTGACGGTCGTACCCGGGTAGACCTCACTCGGTGCCGAGGACTGCCCGATAAAGGCAACCTCCACGCACCCGTCAATGTGCGAGTGATAGAACACTCGGTCACCCGGATTCAGTTCGTCCGGGGTCACTTGCTCTGCCTTGAAGCGCTTCCCGTTGTCCGATTCCATCCAACGGGTTTCACGTACCGCAGTTGCCATGTTGCCTGTCTCCGTTCTGAGTTGAACGGGACGCGTAGCCCTACTCATTTGCGACGCGTCCCTATGCCTTGTGCTGCGGACTACGGGTGAACTCGGTTCATGCACAGAGGGGAGGCACCGTTGTACGGGCCGCATTCCTCGCAGTGCTCCCCCTCACTGACTTTGCATCCGCAGGGGGCAACCCAATTGCCGAGAATGGAGTAGCCGTTAGCGTCCAGGTTCCGGAGCGGAACGCGTCCCACGGAAGCCGTCATGTGGTCCCCGAACACTCGCGTGCCGACCCCGTACGGGCCGTCCACCTCCACAAGCCACCATCCGGCCTGTGTCGGGTGCGGAGTAGGGGAGGACTCAACGACGTTCACCGCGCCGTTTCCCCACCCGGTGAGGACGTCTCCCCTACGGAGGTACTGAGCGGGGACGGACGTCCCCAAGTACCTCTGCGCCTTACGTCCCGCTTCTTTCCATGCGGTCATGTGACTGCCTTTCATTGCGCTACTGCATTTCCTGTACGCAGTAGGTAAGGGGACGCATGAGAGGCCTAGTGATCCCTCATGCATCCGATACCTATTCAGCGGACTAGGTACTCAGAACCGCTCAGTGATGACGTAGCCCTCACGTGCCCCGGCAGTGAATCGGACTCCCGCGTCATAGTCGAAAGTCCAGCACTGGGAACGCTCATCCCAGAAAACGGGGTGCAAGTCCATGTAGTCCTCGGTGGACGTAGCGGGAAAGCAGAGGTACTCCGTAACGGGCTCACCGCTCAGTGCGCCGTCTTCCATGTCCACGCTCACAACGCGCTCGGGCCACGCTCCCGACCCTGTCTGACGCGACCGGTAAGCGTCCCTGCCCGCGTCGATGCTGCGGAACAACTCGGTCTGAGTGTCCATGCTCCCCGAGTAGCTCGGGCCGTTGTAACTGGCCGCGTAGCGGTACCCGTGGAACGTCTTTGCCTTACGCATGCTGTGTCCCCTTGCACTTGCGTGCCGACCGGTTTTGGGCAGAGCCCTCCCCCGGTGCCGGCCACGCTGGAAAATTCGAGTGGAGGGGGGCAGGAACGTCTACTCATTCCGCACCTGCCCCCGACTGACTTACTGCCCTACCGACTTAGGAAAGGGGGGTGACTCGGATTTGGTACCCGTTCACCACTCCGTACCCGGTGCGGTAGATGTCTGCCAGTCCCGCCGTCAACAGGCTCGTACGTCCCGCGCACTCAGCGAATGCACGGACCGACGCAACCATGTTGCCGAATGCCCGGACGTCATAGACGAACGGCTCTCGTGCACCCTCCCCGAGCACGCTCACTCGGAAGAGCGGGTGTCGGTTGTACTCGGTCCAGAAACCGAAGGACCGGAGGGGGATGGACTCACGCTTCCGACGTGCGGTCGGAACGTCCACCACTGCTGTTGCCATTGCTTCCCCTAGGGATAGCCGTACGGCCCTTACAGAGCCCTTGCAAGTGCCTTGACGACACTCCCCCCGACAGACACGACTCAGGGCCCTAGGCATCAACCCAAAGTCACGCGAGTATCAGTCACGTGCGCTTCCGTTGTGCTGCGGAATCCCTTGTTGTCAGTGTCTGCCGTAGGCAATGCTGCAATTCACTGCACCGGCTCTTACCTCCGGTGCTAGGCGCAGCCTCCGGGCATACGACGCTCATGCACTGCCGATTCCCCATCGGTCTACTCATCCGGCCTACAGCGCTCTTGCATTGCTGATTGCCAGGCATCCGGTACTCACCCCGGGTGGTGGTGCTGTGTGTTCCCTCGCATGAGGACTGCACAGACGCTCCGCACCATGGTTGAGATGCGGCCCTCAGTGACCGTCTGAGGGGTGGACACCCTTTGTTGGCACCGGTCGGTGTCACCGGTCCCTCTCGTGTCTCAGAACGTCGTACAGACCGTCTGAGAGGGGAATGTGTGGCGAGTCGCTATCACTCGCGGCTGCTGAATTGATCTAGGCATTTGGCACACTGTTCAGTTTTCAAGGAACGGACGCTTCCTTTGTACTCAGCCTCTCGGCCTTTCCTCCGGGCACTTCCTGTACTGCGGTCCTGCTGTCTTCCCTCGCAGCGACCCCCGGTTTTCGCTGGCCCTTTTCCCATGCCCCCTTGGGGGGCGGTACTCGGTGGCCGCTCCGGTTCGGCGCGGTCGGTGTTGCGTCATCAGTAAGCACAGAGCATCACCGGAGTTTCAAGTCGACCTAGGGAAGCTCCGGGGGTATCCGGGCTCACACGTAAAGAGAAACAGTGTGGTCAGTGCTGTAGGGCCCTCTAGAGATAGGACATAGAGGTACATAAAGACGTCGTCACCGGAGTTTCAAACGTTATCGCGACGTTACCAAAGTAATGGGTCCGGAAAGGCTCTGGCTATTACTCAGAGGCTTACTGAGTGGCGAGTCAGTAGAGCGCAGATTAGGACATATGGGTATGAAATTGCGCCTAGATTCCCCTACTGAATGGCCGTTTAGTAGTCCCTATTGCGTGCACTCGGCCGGCAAGGTGCTATATGTCCGAATGCATATAGGACCCTGAGGGGCCTGCCATAGGCGAACTCAGCGCTTACCGAATGCCCTCTCAGCAATGCGCCTAAGGCACTCTCATGCCGTCTGAGAGGGGGCAGGAATGGCCATGGGTCGGAATGTGCAGTGCCCCCATGGAGGCAGTCTCGACCCGCTCCGAGGGGTGCGCGCTCACCAATTCTGATGTAGCAATAATGCCAAATGTAACGCGTTGATAACGTCACTACATCACATCACGTATATGCACACACACCCGGGGGTAATATAACGTAATTCATACAGGGAGAAC